ACCTCCTGAAAATTCTAAATGCAAATCTGACATATATTGAATTAGCATGTTATACTCTCCTTACCATGATTTTTGTGGTAGTTATATTTATTTTCTGCTAGGTGTCTAGCCTTTATTGCTTCCTCTAATGAAGCAAAAGTACCAATATGTTTTTGTTTTCCTTCTACACTTATTCTGACCTCAAAACTACTTCCTCTAGAGGATCTAAAAACTCCAGTAGTTCCAGTATTATTATCTTTTCGTATACTAGCGTTTCTCTGGTTTTCAGAATGAGACACTACTCTTAAATTATCTATATGGTTATCGTTTCTTACACCATTAATATGATCTATCTGTCCTTTAGGTACTTCTCCATGATACATCAACCAAATTACTCTATACACCATATAAAGTCGATCACTTATGTATACTCTTCTATACCCAGCCCCAGTAAGCATCCCTGCTTCATCACCCTCTTTTATACACTTTGATCTAGATATCTTCCAGTATAACTTACCTTCTTCTTTATCGTATCTGAAGATAGATCTTAGTAAATCTTGTGTTAGGGAGCTCATATCATTTACTATAGTCATAAATCACTCATTACCTGTATTTTCATAGTCTTTTCTCCATCTCTTGTTGTACTAAGTGGTTTAGTCTTTCCCAGTATTTTCTAGCTACAGTCTTATTTAACCAAGCACCTGCTGCTAAAGACCCTTCTTTTTTATTAATTCTTATATAGGTCAATGCCCATTGCCACATAGAACTATGTTTCTCTGGAAACTGTATTACATTATTATTATTATTTTGTTCCCTTCCCATTTGAAAACCCCGGTATATTCATTATAATTTACTCTGTGTAAGTATATTAGGTCTATCTTCTTTACTCAATACTGTAGTTCTACCACGTAAAGGTGTACCACAATCCTTGCAGCTATAACGTTGGTACTGCATTGTTAATGTAGTCTCTATACCTTTCTTAACAAGTGAGGAACTACCACAATTAGTACATACAGGACTATTAGTATCCATAAATAAGCCATGGTTAGGGTGCACCTTAATCCAAGGAAGTATGTGACTATATACTTGTTCTAATAATACCACATCTTGTTTATTATATCTTTCCATAATCTTCCATGCTCTAGGATCTCCTTCCATGCACTCTTTCCACAAAGCCATTCCCTTATGTTGTACTTTACCGTCAAAACCTAAAGCTTGTGCTACATAATCTAATTTATTACTAGGAAATTTAAAACGCTTACGTACTACTTTTAGTAGATCAATCTGATGAAATGGTATAGGTACACCTATATTATAAACAACAAACTCTCTATTTAAAGTAGGTATATCAAATTTTTCACCATTATAATGTACAACTGCATCTGCTTCGTTCAGTAGAGTGAACACTTCTCCTAACATATCTTCGTAGGTAACATTATACATACTATTAAAATATATCTTACGTTCTCCGTGCCATTTAGCAGCCCAACACATAGTATATCCCGGCTCTACAATTTGATTAATGCCTACGTTTTGATTCCATAATCCCCATGTATATACTTTATTAGGGGCTGTTTCAATATCTAAATGTAAAATCTTCATACGTTACCTCTTTTTATTATATGTTCTATATTCACTTACAGATCCTCTCTTTAAGGGCTTCAAGCTTAATAGGTCGTGGGCCTATAATATCCACACACATATTAAAGTACTTCTTCTGATCCATTAAGTTCTGCTTTTCAATATGGTGAACATGTCCATGTACATTAGCTTCCCAGCCCCTATATAGTAGTTCATTAGGATGGATAGGAATATGAGTCATTACGAATCCATATTTTTTAACTGTTGCATGTATTCCAGAAAAGTATCTTAAAAATTCTTGTACTTTATGTCTTTGGGTATCATGGTTACCTAATATTAGGTTTTTAAGTCCGTTCATCTGCGCTAGGTAGTGCATACTTTCATTCCCCCAGCATACGTCTCCTAATACCCAAACTATATCATTCTTCTTCTTTACCACACTATTCCAATTATCTACTAACCACTCATTATGCTCATAAATATCTTTAAACTCTTTACCATGAATAGGCCCTCTAAATGGTAAAATATTAGTATGTCCTAAATGAAGATCAGAGATAAAGTAGATGCTAATTCCCATGACGTATAAACACCCCTCTATTGTTAATGTTTTCTGGACGTAAACAAGGATATACTACACTAAATAAATATGATTTCTTTTGTTCCTCACTAAGATTACTGTCGTCAATTTCTATTTGTGTTATAGTAACATAATCAGGACGTTTACCCTCCTTCCTCATACCGCTAATCTTGAAACCAAACTTAACTTCTGTAGTTTCTACTACATTTTTAGATAACTTCCAATGGAATATCATTTTCCATACCACCCTTTTGGGATTTTCCTTATCGCAAAGGTAAAATCGTGCTGGATGCACCAGTCGGAGCAGCGAGTGCCTGATACTCTGCTAATTTTAGAATCAGCCATGAACACAATTCTGAGGTCAATGGCAGGGTGAGACTTCCTAACTGCAAGGAGCGTAGTTCTATTACTGGCTGTAAAGTGCCCCTTAGCTTCAATGATAAGTCCATCTGGTAGGAAGAAGTCTGGAGTATACCATCTACGTTGCGTAACGCATGTTCCAGAGCAATCTTCACAGACTCCGTTTGTGACTTTCGTGAAGTATTCGTAACTGTCTTTTTCGTAATCATATTTTACTTTATCCCCTTCTAGAGTTTTAGCAAGCCCTAACTCGAACTTACTTCTGAATTTGTGTCCACTGTGTTCATAGGTTCCTCTATATCTCGCCATGCGTTTAGTGGCTCCTGTAGTATTGTAAGTAGTTTAAGGGTATCTCTTAGTTCTATTTCTAAAACAGACCAGTCTTTATAGTTACTAGCTTCCATTGCATTACTATATGTATTACATACATAATGGTACATACTTGCTTCATCTTCCATGTGTACTAGAGGTTCTAAATACTTAGCCCTACACTTGACCTTAGTTAGTTTAAACAAACCCGGTATATTATCTGCTGTATCTCCAGTAAGCCACTGCCCATATAAATTCCTAAGAGCTTCTACTTTAGAAAGATAGTACTCAATCTTCTTATTTGGATTGTAATGCCAACCGGGAATAGTATCTAAGTCCTTATCAATAGAACTGATGATAGTAGTCTTGTCTTGGTATATACCACACAAGTCATCAGCCTCAATATAGTCACCATACTCAGCTCCCCACTCATCTACTAGGTACTGCCTAATTTCATTGTAGTAGCTTGGTTTAGCTTTTGGGTCACGATTAGCCTTATAGTAATCTACTAAGTCATCCCTAAATGTCTTACCTTTAGTCAGGTATACTTGATACTGCTCACAGCCTGTATTAAAAAGAATCTCTTCTAGAGAACTCTTGACTGTAGCTAGAACAATAGGTAAAGGATCTACCTGTACATGAGTTAATATCTCTGCTGTGTCATCTTTTCCTTGTAGATACTTTTTAAGTTCTTTCTTACTTCCAAATTGTATACCTTCTACTTCGTATGTTTTAGTCTCTGCTGCAAACCCAATAGCATATACATGAACATCCCCATCTATTAAAACAGTAGTTACTTCATCTCTATTCATGTAATTATCTCCGATAATTTCAGTCGTGATATAATCACTCTTTTTTATCTCCAAATATAACTATAGCACTAGGGAAGGGTGCAAATTGCCTTGCATTAGTCTTAGGATGTCTGATAGGCTCACCTCTAATTTCAAATGCTATCCTGCCTTTAATGAAGCGTACTTCTGCGTAAGGTATTACGTAGTCATGCCAGTAACGTGTATCTGTCCTAGAGGGAATTAACATAACTACTGTAAAACCAAAGTCCCTGCTTTCTTCATATGCCTTCTTAATCCAATGTTTTAATTCTGTGCCATAAGGCGGATTTAGGAATATAGCATTAGTAGTAGGATCAATGTAATCTTCCCAATATACAGTTAGGGCATTAGCATCTTCAGTAAAAATACCTAGCCCATATTCTTTTAACTTACAATTGTCATAAGTACAGGCAGCGTCTAGACCAAAGTGAAATTCAGCATCTAGCTCCTCGAAGAGAGACTGGGGTGTTTCCCAGTCATCTCTCTTAGAAGTGAAGTGTACCCTCAAATTTCTCTTCTTGGCCATCTTAGTGCGTTATTACAGTATCAGGAATAGCAATAGTATTTTCTTCATCTAGTCCCTGTGAGAACTGTTTAGCATGTAAAATAGCCTGTGGTAGAATTGTAGTCTCAGCTTCATTAATTCCTGTATCCTTATTGATTACCTGATAACATGGTACTTTAGAGTCATCTAAGAGTGACTCACCAATACGAATAAAGTAGTGGGTGTTGTCATAGATTTCACCATACTCTCCAACTGAACTAGTCATCTGATAAACCACCTTCTGTAGCGTCTACAGCAGCTTCAGTCTCTCCAAGGATTGCTTTAAGTTCTTTAATATGATTTGGTGCATTCTCAAACTTAAGCACTAGATCATCAGCTACCTGTTCTACCATACTCATAAGAGAGTCAAACTTATCTGCAATTTTACTACCAGAAGGTTTAGGTAGAATATCTAAACTAATGGCAGTCTCTACTACTTTAAGTGCTGTATTAGTAGCTGCTTGATAAGAGATAATATGCTGTCGCACTTTATCATCCTGTGCCTTCTTATCCCAATAGTTATCCTTAGTAGCTACCTTACCTACATCTGGAGCATTCTGTGTAGCAGCAGGAGCAGAAGCCTTAACAATAGATTTTACATCTACTTGTAAGCCCCATTTATCTTCAACATATTCAAAAGATACTTCATCTCCCTTAACTACACCAGTATCTACTGTACCAGTACGGAAGAACATATCCTTTACACCTACTAGGTTAAAAGAAAAGTAATTACGTCCACTTAGTTTCTTACTACCTACCCAACCTACTCGACCTGTTTGCTGTGTCATTCTATTTTTATCCTCTCACTCTATTTTATAATTTTATCAATATTACTTTTGATTTTATTTGCTCGTTTCTCTGCTACTTCGAGTTCCTTAATCTCGACATGTGCATTATCAATGAGCGCATACTGTACTTCTTTACCTACCATAACTCCCTCAATTACATGCTTCAAGCGGTCTGAAGCCTGTTGAAAGTCATCTACAATTAAATCAATCTGCACGCTAGGTGCGAACCAACTAAAAAACCAATTCATCATGCTAAATGTTCCTCTATCCAATCTGGGCTATCTGCCCAATTATTATTAATTTCTACCTCAGCTTCTAGCGGCATTTTCTTAAAATCAATGCCATATACTCTATCTAAATAATACGGAATATAATCTGTAAAGCTATAGACCCCCAACTCTTTGAAAAGTTCAGTTTCTTTTGGGTGCACTTCACTTACACTAGAATCATGTACCGTATTAACTAAAAAGGACTTCATTTCTGCTACTTTCATTAAGTGCCATTGCATAGTAACTGCTACTGGTACAATCTCAGCAGTAGAGAAAGACTGTACTGGATAGTTACATACTGCTTGATCTACAGGTCTTCCGTCAGGCCGTATGAGCAGCCCTCTAGAATTAAATGTAGCATCTTCCCAATAAAAAGTAAGTCCTGTTATTGTTTTTAACTTTCTAGTCCTATATACCTCCTGAATCCATTTTTTATGTGCTTCTGCAATACCCTTGTGTTTCTCCTTAAACCACTTGTAATACTTCTTTTCACTATCTGTTCCAGAGGAACCTGCGTACAGTGGAGTAAATGTTCTACTCTTCGACTCCGTTCTAATCCTCTTACCTTCCGTACTCTTCTTATCCCCTTCACAAGCTTCCCACTCCTTCTTAAAGACAATAGAGGCAGTCAGGGAATGAGCATCTACTTTATGTTCAATATCATAGTAGCCTGCTTCATCATCACCTAAGTAGACAGCTCCTCTGTACTCTAGAGAGGCCTCATCAATCTCTCCTATAAGCCAACCCTTATTTCTAGCTGAGAATAGTGGTTTGTACTCCCTAGGAAAGTTCTGGAACTGAGCTTTATAATTCTTACCAGTTGAACTAAGTCTATGTGTACCTGTTAAGGTCTGGTTCAAACTAGCAGTAAGAATATGGTCTTTAGTCTCAGTTACACAAGCTAAGAATTTATCTAATGTTTTAGACTTTGCAGCATTCAATTTGCTGATAGTAGTCATTAGACTTATAAACTTCTTTTGCTTGGGTGTCTTAGCTTTTAGTCTTTGTAGTACTGGTTTAGATGTAGAAGGTAATCCTTCAGGCCACATATCATTCTTCTTCTTACCTCTAATTTCATTCCCCCTAAAATCTTTAGGTATTGGGAATTTTAGAGTTTTATATAAAAACTCAGCCTTTTGATCTGAAGATCTAGTATTAATTCCTCCAGTTAATGTATCCATATCAGCTTGTAGTATTCTTAATTTCTTATTTAATCTAGCTGATACAATTTCTACTCTATCTTTATCTAGATGTACCCCAGTACTTTCCATATGTACAATTGGAGGTGTGAATATACATCTAGTAAATTGAACTCCTTCCAGACCTTCTTTAAATATATCTTCCCTTTGTTGTAAGAATAGTTCATGTTCTTTCACCGTGTCCATGATTCCGTATCTCTGCACCCAACTTTTAGGTAGAGTAGAGAGGCAGTTACCATTTTTAAGAAGTTTAGATGTGGTAGCAATCTTAGATCCAAGGCCTCTACGGGCTAGTGTGTCATCCAGATTAAACTTCCACTTCCTATTACCTGCTATTACATATTCACCTATTTGAGTACAGTAGAAGAGGCAGCGAGATGTATCAAGACCGCAACGGCTGAGCCACCCAATTTCAAACTTTGTATTGTGGGCAATAAGGAAGTCAGCCTTTTCACAAACTTTGACCAACTCTTCTTGTTCATATTCTGAGCACCACTTAAAGAAAGTGCGTCCTCTGTTATAGTCAGGGTGACTTCTTCCCAACCTGAAGGAGGAGAATAAAAGTTTATTTTCCTTGTTATAGGGACTGCCTTTGTCGTGGTTGGTAGTTTCAAAGTCAATGAGTACATAGTTATCGCTCCTATATATACTAGGATCAGGCTTCTGTAGGAAGTGAGGTAATAGTTTCCAAAGCTTCTTTAATTTGGGAGATAGCGTCTCCATATGCTGCTTCTGTTCCACATGCGTACCCCACTTCAAAATCGTCTGGAAATATTGCTTCTTCTTTTTCTTGTTTGCTAATTGCTTCTTGGCCTTCTAGGTTCTCTAAGACCTTCTCTACTTCTAATTGTAAGCTATTCATTTAATAAAAACTCTATTGTTTTTTCATTTGATCTAATGGTTACACCTTCAATAGTATTTAAAATATTAGTTACCCTCATATACTCCTCAAGTAGTTTTTCATAATCTTCATACTTAACTAAATCTCCATCTTTAAGTTTATATAAACCAGCTTCGTCTGAATACTCTCCATCAATACAGTGTGTGTAGTTTATATAATATCTAGTTACACTCATTTTCTTACTCCACTCGTGTTAAATACTGATTAAACCAAACCTTCAAGGGAATCTTATTCCCACTAATCTTATTCTTTACAAAAGAGATCATTCTCTCTCCTCCTCTTTCCATTTCTTCTGTAGCTCCAATACCTAGAAGTAAGTCAGCAGTACCGGGAATACCTACATTAGAGAAGTCAATATCACCCCTACTTAAGTAGCTCTTACCTGTAGCACTGTCACCAGCTTGGGTTATCGAAATTGGTACTAGGTTATACTTTTTACCAACCTTTCTCATAAAAGAAGCTGCTTTCTCTAGACTTGTTACCTTATTGGTGTCTCCCATATCTAGGTTTCTTATCTGATCTACAATTAAGACATCAGGTTCATACTCTTTAATTAACTCTTCAATCTCCCACGGAGTACCGGGAGCTACTTCTGCGAAGGTAAAGTTATTGTATCCCTTAGCTTCCGCTAACTCTTGAGCTTTATCTGTATCTGCTTGTATCTCCTCTCTAGTACGCCCTGTAAGCCTCCACAGGAGCCTGAATATCATGTCATTAGCCGGGTCTTCATTTCCACACATTAGGACTTTTAAGCCCTGTTTAAGGAAACCGTAGGCCATATTTAGACAAAATAAGCTCTTACCCATATCAGTAGGTGCAAATACTACTACATGGTGTCCTCTTAAAACCCCTCCATTAAGCTGTTTGTTAAGGGAGAGAGGTAAAATAGCAATACGATTAGAAGCTGAATCATTACTGAGAATGTCAGCCACTTTCGGTGCTTGGTAGATTTCTGTTCCTGCTCCTTCTTCGGAAGCATTTAGGAGTTCCCCTTCTTTTAAACTGTGGTATCTGTCAATTAAATCTTCTACTTTTGCTTCTGTCTTTTTATTAGTTGTACCTATTAGTTCCTGTGCCAATTTGTGTTTTACACTTTCTAATTTTAGTGCTATTACTTCTTCTAGCACATTAGCTGGTGATACAGGATCTAATCCACTTAGGAAGGTAGAGAAGAGTTCAGCATGTTTAGGATATTGTCTATTTATTATAGACTGTAGTATCTCTACATCTGCCCTTCCTATTTCTGGATCATTCTGGTAGTATTGCTCTACTACTTTAAATATAATCTTAGCTTGGTCTGATAAATCCTCCTCTAGCTTAAGAGTTACTACCTCTTCGTAAATCTCTCTGTCAAGTATGACAGCACTTATTAGTTTTTGTTCCATTATACCTCTTAAAGTTTAAGTAAACTACCTCCAAGAACTGCATTACCACATGTTATTAGACTGTCTTCTTCTTCCTGAGAAGGAATGAAAACAAGGGTATCGAAGCCTGCGGATTTACAGCTTTCTTCTACTTTTTTATAGGGTGTATATGAATTGTACCCATTTATTAGCTTTATGTTGTTTTTACTACAGGCTGAGTTATTATGTATTGGTGTTATTTTAACCATCCATTTATTTTTATCAAAAAGATTTGCTAATATTGCTCCCTTAACTTCATTACCTGAAGCATACGCAATATTAAGACAATATTTTCTACCTATTGGTTCTGGTAACTCCTTAACCATATTAGATATATCATGTAAGCGCATACTACTGCCACCAAACATTTTATTTCTTTGTTCCTCCTTAGTAGAATTAATACTTAGTTGTAATCCTGCTTGCCCATTAAATTGATTGTTTTTAATATCTACCCATTCAAAAAGTCTCTTTTTTGTTTTAGAATATTTAGGACACATCGTTGTCAAGACTGGATGTATTGTCTCTATCCTTATACCAGTCTCTTCTTGAAACTGCCTTTTTCTATTAGCAAGCCATAGAGAAAATAAAAATACATTCTCATTAAAGAGAGGCTCCCCCATTCGTGCAAAATGGATATTTAAGCGATCTGTATATTTAACACCAGTCATTGCTAGAGCAGAGTATAGCTGTTTCTTTAAATCATTAATAGAAACATTACCTCTAAATGTAACATTAGGTACGTCACAAAATGTGCATTTCTGTACACAGCCATATTGTGTCGATAATGTAATTACCCATTTTTCTTGTAATGGCAATATTTCACCACTAGGTACGCCATTTATTTCTGTATTATGGCCAAGAAAATCAGCTTTTATATTCTTAGATTTTCCATAGTCTCCTATAGATAGTGCTTCTAGTTCTCCTTTACTATAAGTATCTGTAAATAAATAGCCTGTAGGTATCTTTATTTTCTTCATTATGCTTCGAGTTCTTCATCTTTAGTTCGAGGTTCCTGATTATATATAAAATCTAACAACTCTCGTAATTCCTGTGTACCATAATGCCAGCAACCTCCTTTTTCTAGACCACGATCATGTTCCATTTGTTTTTTAATTAACTTAACAACTTCAGCCCTACGTCTATGTATTCCTACTGTGAGTGTTTCATCATGATCTTCTGGCGCACATTCAGGACACCCACCACTACAATTTATTTCACACATTTTCTCAGTTCCTTATACTTTAGGGATAATTGTACCTCTTCGGTACTTAGCTTGTACTACTCCCATATCATCAATTAACAACGCCCACTCTATTTCATCATTTTCTTTTTCTATATTGAACTTCATAGCTCTCCAAAAACCTATATCCCTAGCCCATTCTCTTTTATAAATAAAACCCCTCATATTCTTTTCTACACTTACATATCCAGACATTTCTTTAACTCCTCTTCTGGTAAATCTTTAGGATCTGCTTCTAGAGATCTAACTTCAAATTTCTTGAAGTAGAACCCAAACTTCTTCTTATATCTGAAGGCCTTATCTGTAGCATCTGGATCTAGTAAGACCACAATACTGTCAGTATGTTCCCTCAGCTCTCTAATTCTTTCATTATTTAGGTGTGTACCAAGTAAGGCCACAGTCCTAGAGTACCTTAGACATCTAATCGCTGATAGTACGTCCTCAACCAGAGCAATCTGTCCTTTTCTTTCTGTGAGAGGGTAATGGAGCCCTGTAGTCCTCTTAGTGAAGAATGTAAGGCTTTTAGTACCAGCTTTTCCTCGAAAGTTAAGCTTCTTCGTGATTCCTCCAAATACTTCACCTCTTGCTGTAAAGCACGGCATATAGAGACTATTGTACTTTCTGTCGTATCTGAACCCTTGTTCATGGAGTTCCTCCTCAGTCAGGGTGTACTTTGTTGATAGTTCCTCAAGTATCTCTTTGGGTAGGAGTTCTAACTCTCCACTAAACTCACGAGGAACAAATTGTTTCTTCTTTTTCCTACCTTCTCCATTCAGGAGAATACTTCCCGGTACAGAACTGATGAAGCCTCTGGCTCCACAGGAGGCTCTGTAACAGTTGTACAGGAGTCCCTCATCAATCCTTGTCAGAGACATCTTCATCTCGTGAGGTACTCTACAGAAAGGACAGAGAGTATTTAGGCTGTCCCCTACCTCAAGGGACAGGGCAGCCTCTTTAAGTACTTCTTCAGACAGTAGTCTGTCGCTGTGTTTCATTATTTCTTAGTAAATAATAGTGTTTCACAAGATGTACAACGATAGGCATCTTGTGTCGCAGTTCCTTTGTGTGTTTTATTAGCTACTCTTTTACTAGTACCATACTTTTTATCCTGATAGGAATTGGTACAATTGCATGTTAATATTTTACTCATTTTATTACACTCCTTGAAGATTAGATCTCCAATTTAAAAAATTATACTTTTTCAATTGCTGTCCCTTTAAGGGGGACAGCTTGTAAGTTAAGTTTAACTGGTAATTAAAAGTATGATTTAGACACCAGCTTTTATGTATTGTTCAACTTATTTATCTATTACTTTAGTACTAACTACACCATCCACAAGAACCAAAACTAAGTCCTTCCTCTAATTTCTCTATAACTTTTCTATACTCTTCTTCAGTTATACTATATTTATCTAGTATAGTTACAGTTGAGGGTTTGCCTATAAATGTCATATCACCACAACAGTAGTCTTTCGCGAACTCACTACCTAAATCAACATTACTTCCAAAATCATCACTATCTGCGATAACAGTATTTATTGTAAATACTTCTGTTGTACACAAACAGCTAAATACCTTTAATTCAAGTTTCATATATCTCTTATCCTTTAATATTAATTAGGGGACTAATGTAAGCAACTACTTCTACTAAATCTCTCTGCAAGTTCATGACTTCAAAGATATTCTTATAGGCTCCGGGTGACTCATCTAGTGTATCTTCTATAACTAGAGCTTGTACATCTGCCATAGTTCTTTGGAAAAAATTAAAATCTAAGTCTCGTTTAGCCTGCTTGCGACTCATTACACGACCAGCTCCATGAGAACTTGACCAGAGAGATAGGGGATTGCCCTTACCTTTTACGATAAATGAGCCATCTCGCATATTACCGGGAATTACTCCCAGCATACCTTCTTCCGCGTGTGTGGCACCCTTACGGTGAATCCACAGACCATTACGTTCTACAGCATGATTATGGTTGCGATTGATTAATTCATCGAAGCTAGGTTCCCAGTCTACACACCCAAGTACATGACTAATAATATTAATAGTTCGTATCATCATTGTTTTACGATTCTCAAGGGCATACTCTAGACACCAGTTCATATCCTGAATATAGTTCTTACCTTCCTGTGATTCTACTTTAAAGTTATAGTGTCCTTCTTTAGGACGTGCTCTACCCATTCGCTTATTTACCCAATTACTCTTTAACTTTTCGTAGCGATCAGGGTTGTATTTAAGTACATCCTTATGTCCTTCATCAAATTCATCTTCAAGTATACCTCGATCACTAGAGGCTAGTGTCATATAATGTGTAGCAATCGCGTGTCCTACACCTCGGCTACCTGAGTGTATTACAACCCATACATTAGCTCCGCCGTCTACACCAATCTCAATAAAGTGGTTGCCTCCACCTAGAGAACATAGAGCTCTGTTCCAGTTTTTAAGGGCTGCGATTTCCTTACCACGATTAGTCAATCCTGCTATAGGATATACATTTCTTTTAGGATCATGGGCTTTACTAATATGGAACCCTACAGGAATACGCGTATAGATCAGATCAAAGATTTCTTTACTATGTTTAATTATTTGCTTAGGATCAATACCCTCTAATTTCAAGGCACACATACCGCAACCAATATCATAACCTACCCAAGCAGGTACTACTACACCATCAGTAGCTACTACAGCTCCAATGGGTAGAGAGTAGCCTGTATGAGCATCTGGCATAAGAGCACCAGCTACTACAAAGTCTTGTGCCATAGCACTATTGAATTGTTCTAGTGCAGTGTCTTCAAGTATCTCTGCAAAGATATTAACTTGTTTTTCTGTTTTCATGTCACCATTCTCCGTCTTCGATTACTTCATATTTATTATATTCTGCTGGATAGTTTAAGTAGTACATCCAAACATCTGCTTCCTTATTTCCAAGTTGTATAGTAAATTTCTCTCTGTTGTAGAATGTTGGGAAGCCCTCAAGCATATCCAACCTGTCCAATTTCTCTACTTTATAGACCTCTCCTTTAATCGTAGAAGTAGGTATATCCTTTAAGACACCGGGGAAGCCACCTAAACTAACCATAGTATATTTATTGCTAGTATAAGCATTACTTATGAACTTAGAATCTACACCTAAAACAGAGTGATTAGAATAGTCCTTCTTTAAAGATCCATAAACAAACACTAGTTCACACATTATTCAACACCTTATCTAGTAGACACAAGTTAGCCTCGTGATAATATTCTTTTGACACATCTTTACTCTTACAAAGAAGATCATTTGTAAAACTTTGAATACCAGTATCATCATGTATTTTACTAGTAAATACATACTTCTTACAATCTCCTATAGATCTAAATTGCTCAACAAAAGGATTCTCCATAAATTTAGAGAATTGTTTATAGTTTTTACTTATTGTATATAAGATACCATAATCAGTTCCAGAATTATGTTGAGCTATGAATTTATTGATACCTCCTTCAAGGGTATCAGTATAATCATATTTCTCTACTCCATAGAAAGCACAGCGTAATAGTAGAGTAAATAGAGACATTACAGGAGCATTATTTAAGAATATTCTAGGGAAGGTTACAATATAATTATATTTTCCTGTTATACTAGTGCCTATATCTCCGAAGACTACTTTAGTTTCTTCTATACGGAAATAACTACCTGTCTCTTCACAAAATAAATCAAGTAAATGCAGATCTTTAAGCTCTTCATCAAAAGTAAGTAACATTTTAATCTCAGAAGCATTGTACATACTCTGAGAATAGTCCCAAGTAAATCCATATATCTCAAATGGATAAGCACCATTAGTATTTTGGTGATATACTACGTCGTTAAAATAGTCACGGCACTTAACTAGTGGCATTACATTCTTGTAGGTATCTGTACCATTAACTTTTTGTAACAGAGCGAATCTGACTGCTTTAGTCTGGCTATTCTCAGTAAGACCAAGCCTACCTTGGCTATATAGTTTTACAGTATCCATTATTTATGTTTCTCCATATAAGTTTCAATTGCTTTTATGTAGGCATTAAAGGTAGTAGGACTTGACATTCCCGGTGCTGAGTTGACTTCACATACTAGAGCTTCTAGAAGCATTCCATTATCACTGTACTTAGCTAAAATATCTACGCCACAATAATCTGCACCTACTGCTTCTGCTGCTTGTATACCGATTTCTTCAATGGTACCTCGACTAGGTAGACCTCCATCACAAATTAGATCCTTGTGTGCAAATACCCATCCCTTCTTATGGTTACGTGTAAGCTCATCTACTTCTTTAATACCTCTTTCAGCACGTTTTTTAGATCCCATTCGCTTCTTCTGTATTAGATCAATGGCTACTCCATCGAATACATGTACTCGAAATTCATGTGTCTTATCGAAGAATTTTGTATATAGAGGAGCTGAAACAAGATCACCTTTATTTTCTACTAACTCAATACCTTTACCTTGTTTTCCATTAAGGATGTGACGTATAATTACTTTATCTCCATTATCGATCCATATTCTTGCATCAGCACGTACAGTGGACATAGCTAAACAAGGCACTTCTTTTGTTGATAGTAGCTTAAGAGTAGTTAGCTTATTGACGCAATTACCTACGGCACTAGGAGAGTTGATCATCTTAACTCCGCGTACTGCTGCATCTTCCCACCAGATAGGTAGCTGGCTACGGCCATAGTTAAATACAAATGAGTTATCCTTTACTTTAATGTTAGGACGATAACCACATGTTACTTGGTTTGCATTAAAATGGTTAGCAAGCTTACGACCTACTCCCGGTACATCCTTACGTACACGCAAGATATTTAGTTTTTCATTGAACATTATTTTTACTTCTCCTTAGTCAGAATAAAGTTTTTCAGCACAGTCATAGCAGATTGGGTCATCTTGTAGACTCCAATCAAGATCTTCTGCATCATCAACAGAGAGATTACAGCTACAAAAAGAACAACCTCTCTTAATTAGTTTCTCATACTCCTCTTCAGTTATATTTTTACCATCTGGCCCAAGTACCATTTTAATCACGTTATTGTCTTCTTCCTCTGGAGCTGGTAGTTCCTTTACTACGTGTAGTTTAATAGAATCTCCTTTGAGTACCAGTTCATATCCACCAGTCAGCTTATAGGCTCGTTCAGCTACACCAGTAAGGTTAGTAGTTTCTGTAAGTATACCGTCTTTCTCTAGATCAGACAGCTTAACATTATACGCTACAACTAAATCTACCACACCACTAGAGGTAATTGTTTCACCTTTAATAGTACCAAAATATCCATCAGCTTGTTCAGTATACTTAGTTACTTTAAGTTTAGAGAACATAATTACTTCATTTTTTATATAGCCTATATCTAGTAACTGTTTTTCTGCTGGTGTACTATAAGTATTATGTTTAGATTTACCATTACCTTTACCAGTACCGTAACCACCATACCAATCGGAATCAGCCCACTTATTAGTAGGTGCTAATATATCAAAAGATTTCTTACTCTCTTCAATTTTAGTAGCTCCTAACTTAAATGTAAAGTGTCTACCGATAGGTAATTTTTCAACCGCTTCGAGGTTATATGTTTTTGGCATAATACCACTAATCATCCAAGGCTCAGAGGCGTAGAATAAGGCTTTCCCATCAGTGGAGTAAGCAAAGTGCATAGGCCTTTCATCGTTTCTAGCCATATGTAGTGTGTGGTCTGTAGAGTCATACCATACTAAAGCGTATGCCCCATCTAACTTTGGTAAAACGTCCTCTGCTCCAGCAGTTGAGAAGGCTTTACAAATAGCTTCGCTATCTGTAGGGAACTCATTTTTTAAGCCATTAAAAGAGATTAGTGTGCCATTATGTACTAGTGTTATATTACCATGTGAAAAAGGATGTGCATTTACAGCAGTCTTTTTACCCTTAGTAGCCCAGCGATTATGACCAATTACATAATCATAAGTATCTATATTATATAGTAACTTATCTACTTTAGCCATGTTAATAAAATCATATCCTGCCATAGCTTTCTTATATAGAAGAATATCTTTAGAGGCTTTTACTAACGCTAGACCTGTGCTGTCCTCACCTCTGATTGTATCTACATATAGAGCCTTCTCTAACCAAGCTCTGCGAGCTGTCCAGTTGACAGATTTTTCCATTGAGATCATTCCTACAATTCCACAAATTTTCTCATCTCCTAGACTAATAAATTAGTCTGTTAGTTTACCCATTTCCAATGGGTGTGGGTTACAGTACTACTACTTTTTCTCATATTCAGATAAAATTTTAAATACATCCCATTCCGCCATTTGTATCTCTGTTGGGTGTGTTAGTTCTCTAACTAACAATAGAGCCTCCTTCATATTACTCCTCAGTTTATAATTAAAATCAATTACTGTATTATCAGGTAAGACTCTTTTTACAAAAGACTCTAAACCAAATTTGTGTATATCTTTTAGTATATCTTTAGGATCTTCATATGCTATAGCTGTTTCATATATACTTATAAGTATATTTATCCATGCCTTAAGCTTTACTGTGCTGTAACACCCTTGTAGCATTCTATATTCTATAGAGCCAAACTTACGCAATGCTGCAAAGTTTATACCCGCATATCTATAACCGTCACTAAATTTCTGCATCATTTCATAAGATACATTGAAGGATAAATCTTTACTTTGTATATTAGTGCGTATATTATGTATTACTTCTTGTTTATCTGTTATTGGCAGAGAGAAAGGAGATAGAGATCTATACTTTCTACAGTAAGCAAATAATACAGGCTCCATAAAAAGAGATAAGAGTATAAAATTAGTAAGTTTATTTGTATCCAAAGATCTAACATCGACATGTACGTGTGTACTTGTCCTATAGCTGATTATTGGAGTTAGATCATTACTTATAATATAGTTCTCTAACTCAGTAAGTGCTTTGATAGTATCAAAAGTACCTAATGGTAAAGAAAACCTAGCTTCTACTGCATCATCTCCGCGTAAAGAGTCGTCATAAGTGAATGCCCAATAGATACTAGTATCACTAAGTTCTTTGATAGGACAATTTTCTAATTCAATTTCTATACCTAATAGAACATCGGAAGGAACTAATTCAGTAGAAGTCTTAAAGCTTCTAGGATCTGCTTGGTGGCTTGTAAGGTTTACAACTGGTACATTTTTATACATCTATAATCTCCACAGTTATTTGTCCATGTAATAGACAGATTAGATCTCTTTTTAGAAAAGCAAGAGACTTAGGCACTAGAAGTTTATCAACCAGTACCCCTATTAGATTATTTTTATAATAGAGTACTAAAGAGTTTTTTATCTTGCCTAAAGCTAAGTGTCTAGTTATTACTGCACTGTTAATTTTACCACTATTTATAGCAGAAATGGCTTGTTTAATAGAGTAAGTTTTATTACGTAATAGCCCATGTAAAAAATTATTATGATCAGTAGTGTACTTAACTTCCTCCTTCTCAAAAGGGTTTACTGCACTTGGGAGCTTAGTTAAGATAGTCTGCACATTATGCTTTAGTGTAAAAGATCTCTTCCATTGCTTCATATGATCAGCTTGCATATAATAAGCATCTTTTCTTAGCTGTACATAGCCTGAGTTTTTATATACAGGATAGAATTTAAGTTTAGTAAAATTTAGTACTCTGTCATATTTTTTACCATTTTTATATAAAATACCTTCCAAGAGAATATCATTACCTATTACAGGATTCTCTCTAAAACTATAGCGTACTTCTTGTATAAAAAATAAATGCTCTCCTTTTTTATCTAGCTCTTTAATCGCTACATATGTATTTTCAAATTTTACTTGAATTTCTTTAAGTATATCTAGTTTCATTAGAAGATAGCCTCTTCTGGTACGGTTTGTGGTGCAGTAACCATTTATACTTGATCAATCATAAGGTCATCAAAATAGGAACTTTTAGGCATTCTAATCTCATTCTCCTTAATAATACTTTCAGCCATATCCTTATCGTGAGTGTCTATACACTTTCTAATCTCTTCAAAGAACTTCTTTTTATGGCTAGATACAGTAACTCTATAATCATATGCTCTATTAGCTGCTTGAAATATCCATTTCATTAGTTGTTTATTCTCAAGCCAAAAATTAGATGGTGTGCGATACTCTACTCCATAAGGTTTAGGTCTAAAGCAACCAGCCTTGCCATAGAGACTACGTCTTTCTTTATCAGGATCTAATAGAATGGAGGGTACTCCAATAAATAAATCACACATTAGTATAGTGTTAATCTGTTCTTTCATGTTGATAGTACTTTTAAAGCCAATGTGGATGTGACCAGCAGCAGTACGTAAGTTTTTAGCCATACCACTATTTATCTGTGTTGTCGTGTCTAAGTGCCATACGTTATAGTCTTCGTCACAGCCGAAAGCCTGTGCTTCTGGATGCAATAATAAATCTTCACTCTCCCCTTCATAAAAATGAGAAGGCTTAATGAGATACTTCTTACCTTTAGGCTCAAGATATTGTTTATCTATAGCTTGTAGAGTCCATAGTATATTGTGTACAAAGGTAGTTGGATGTCCGGCGGGACATATGTTCAACTCACCTAAAACATTATCTCGATGCACTGATCCTTCTTCACATACTTCTACCTGCTTATCCTTAGTGCCGGGGATAATACCAATTGCAGTCTCAATTTCTTTACTCGCTATATCTTGTATGAAAAATTCTGGGTCTGCTCCAATTAAAGTACTGCTCATTAGCAAATCTCCTTAATGTCAAGATTGTGGTATAGATATTTCATAGTAGTTTGTCCTTTAAAGTTTTAATGAAAAATTTGAATCCTTCAGAGCTTTCAGACATCCATTCAGGATGATATTGAAAACCTAAGCAGCGAGTAGTAGGCCAGAAGACTACCTCTGGTTCTCTCCCTGCTAATTTACTGTGAAAGTTTTTAACCTTTACTTTACCTCCTGTCTCGAATACTGTAGACTCTTTAGCCCACGCTAGGAGCTCATAGTCTCCCTTCGGATAGATCATTTGATGATGATCACCAGTAACAGTAAGCATTTTATCGTCAGGTGTGTGGATTATATGATCACAAGAGTTGTGATTGTTTACATGTTGAATCAATACACCACGGTTCATTACATTTAAGAATTGAGCACCACGACAAATACCTACCATAGGTAGTTCAAGTATCTTACAGTGGTTATATACTTCAAGCTCAAAGAAATCCCTACTCTTGTCTGAGTAGGTTTTGTCAATTTTATTATCGTCATAGAAGTAAGGATCTACATCAGATCCCCCAGTAAACACAACTAGATCACAGTCAGCTAATTTACTGACGTTACTAATCGGTTTACCAAGGGAAGTAAATGCATCCTTATACTTATTATTATCACCTTCAAGTACTAATATTTTCATCTTTCTCCTAGTCCGTATCTTTCTATATCTCTTCTGCCTACTTCTCCATTCCAACAAGCTAAACAACAGGGTAATAGAGGAGCTTTTATATCTTCTTGTGATACGTACCAAAACCCAATATCATCAGCAAAATCATTAACGTTCCCACAGTGTCCACAAATTATTCCGTCTGGATCATCTATTTTTGCTAATTCTAAATCTTTATCAAACATAGTAACCTTCTCCATATAAGTCTTTGAAAATACGATTGATTTCAGTTTGAGGTAGTTCCTTCTTAGCAAAGATCTTACCAGAAGTGCGGCATGAGTAGTGAATTGTATGCTCCTTGGTCGATTTGTTGATAGTAATCCTTGCCCTTCTGTCCACATATTTCTTTACGTGACGAAGGATAACAAGAACAGGCCATTGAAACTTAAATGGGATATGTATCCGGGAAGCTGCAAGCTTATTTTTGTGTGACATAGTTACCTCACTATTATTAAATTAGTTTTACTGCTTTTATTTATCGTGTAGGTCTTTTATATGATCTTCCATATTTTTCTTACCAGTACGTACAATAGATCGAGCCGTACGTAAAGCAAAGAAGATTGTTAATGCTACAATTGAGATAGGCCAGAAGGCTGCTGCGATCACACCAAGAAGAACACCAAAAATAATAATACCAAACCAAGTATCACACTCGTCAGTACCAAAGAAGTTTATTTGGTAGCCCCACCTTTTCTTACTCGTATCATAGCTATCGTTATCAAACACATACCCACCAGCATTGATACCAATATCATGTATAAGTACGGCAAGAATAACAAAAATAATAGAACAATAAAAACCAATACCAATATATTCATACATTTTAAATCTCCTAAAAAGTTAAAAAGAATCGCCATCCTTGGCCTGCGCATTGTCTTAACAGGGTCTACACTTTGCTGTCCCTACTTACTAGCCAGCATGGCGGTAGGCAACTACCCTACTTGAGGTAGATTATTAAGCACTTGTTTAATGGCATCCTTGTGGTAGGACTTTTCATCCAACTTCTTTTTGAAGCGTCCATTTATTTCCCACAAAATACCAGCACTAATCTTATTAAAGACCTTATCAGCCTGTGCCTTGTTAGGTGTCATTTCTACAGTAGTATCGCAGCTTGTTATTTCGTAGATCTTTTGCTTACGTTTACGTGCAAAGCTAATGAGTTTAGCATCGCTACCAATACTACGAGCTAGGGTATCGAGTAGGGGTGTACTTTTCTTAAGTTCTTTCATATAGTTGTCTCCAATTTAATTATCTCCGGGTGAGTTAAATAATATTCAGTATCTTTTTCTTGGCACTGGCTTAGGTTTGCACCTCCTCCACAGGCTTGCAGAGCCAGCGCACTTGTTGATAGTAATATTGTTACGGGCATAGCTATGACCAGTTGTAACCTGAAGGGTTGACTAATCAACTGACTAGCCCTCTCCATCATACAATTTAGAATAATCTTTATCAATAAGCCAGAGATAACATCCATCATTATCTGGATTATGTGGTTTTAACTTAGTATATTGCTCTACTGTAATATTAGAATGACTGGTAATAATAAACTTAGAATTATATTTTATAATATCATCTGTTTCAAGATTTCTCAACATAAAAGACGTTAGGGGTTCTGATATAACTAAATTATATTTGATTGTCTTACACATATATGGAGTGTATTCACAACAAACCATTTTATATTGTTTATTCATTGTCATCACCATCGTCTACCAATGCAGCGATAATAAAAATAACTAAGACTATTAAAGCGAAGATAACCATAATAAATGGCTCTACATAAATCATCATAGTTTAGTCTCCCGCGCTTCACGCGCTATCCTTTGTTTACTTGTTTTACAGGAGTACACTCAAAGAAGTGATTTTTATTTAGCTCCCTAAATTTATCTGTCCTCATTTTAATCTTAGTTACAAGGTTCATACCTGCGCTGTAGCAGCTTTCATAGTCCTGAAAGCCGGGTACAATATAGAGTGTATCTACATTTGCAGTATGGAATAGTGTTATGAATAGGATGAAAGAATAGCTCACTTTATTCAGCTTGTGGTTTCATAAAGAAGGGCATATTATCACAGGTAGAACAACAGGATACTGGTTGCATACATTTTGTACACTTATCTTCAGACATCCTATCTTCTGTGCGTCTAGCCCTTGATGCCATTTCTTTCTTTTTTACCCTGTTGAAGGCTGTTGATAGTAATTCAGCGTCTAGCTGCTTACGTCGCGGTGAATACCGCTCTAGTAGATTGTCGTTTACTTGTTTCTCCCTTACTTCATCCCAAATAAGGAACATACCAATAATTTCAATTGAAAGGCAGATTGTTACTACTGAGTATAAGAATGTTAGCATGTTGTTGTATCTCCGGTTGATTAGTTGATTAGTCAATTGATTAGAGTATTAGAATATACTTATATTAAGTTAGCCAGTGAACCCAGCCTTACATCTTTCTTTATAATTTCTTTCTTTCCTCTTTCATAAATAGAGTTTATGTAACGAGTATGTAAGCCCATAGCCCTTTCAAGATCGATATTTGCTTGATCTAGTAGTAGTTTAGCAAAGTCTGGATCAGCTAGGGCTTGCTTGATTAGTTTCTGTTCGAGTATTTTCTCCCGCGCCGCTAGTTTTTGTTGTGCCCTGAAGGGGCTACAGTTGTTCTTTGGTCTATCCAGTGGGCTAACAGATAGGCCATACTTATCAGGCTTAATATATGTTTTGTCCAGCATTTTAGTTTTACCTCACGCTAATTTTTGTTGATAGTACCCGTGAAGCGGGTACCCTTTGTTCGTGAATTATATTCACTCACTGCATAAACTACAGACATAAAAAAAGACAGATAGCTTGCGCTATCCGCCTAAAGGTTGCCCTGCCAAGTGGGGCAGGGACTTGGGAAGTCATTGGTAATACTACGCGGCTGCCGCTTCTTTATCTTCTGTCTGGTCTGTCTTATCTTCTGGCTGGTACTTACGTACCTTCTTGATAAGGTTGCCGATTGTCTTCATAGCTTGATCGACTGTCTTATCATCGGTACAGGTTGATAGTAGTTCAGACAGGCTTGACAGGATAGCTGCATGCTCAGGCATGGATATACCATGCTCAGTAGTATTATCCCCCTTACCCTCACCATCGCCACCCTCTATATGTGCCCTTTCTTTCTCGGCTTCCAGTTTAGATAGATACAAGGACTGAGTATTCAGTTTAGCTACGCTATCCAGTTCACCACGTACAACCTTCTCTTCACCTGTCTCAGGGTGTTTAGTAATGCGCTCATATGTAGCTTGACCAATAAGCTGGGGATTCTCTTTAAAAGCCTTATTGATACGCGCCTTATATTGTACCCAAGTTTTAGGGGCTGAGCTGTACAGGCCACGTACTTCTTTACTACTGCCCTTAGGTGCTTTGCCCCAGTGCTTTGATTCTTCCAGTCTGGTACATACTGCATTGAATACCGGGCTAGAGCCGCAAGTAATAGCAAGGGATAGAAAGTGCTTACTGAAATTCATCCTTTCAGCGTCGAGTTTCATAGCCTTATCATTCTCTGCTACCGCTTCATCCAGTAGCATTTGAGGCGTAATAAGCATGGACTTGCTATTATCTGGATCTTCACGGAATGATAGCTGATCGAACTTGATACAGCTTGTTACATCGTTGCCTTCTTCGTCCTGTGTTACTACTTGCAGATCGTTCTGGCCTTCCCCGATACCTTCGTTGTCTGGGGTAGTCAGAGCTGCATCTGGTACGCTGTCTGAATTGTTGCAACCTGTAGGGTTGATAGTAGTTTGTGTTTGTGTGTTCATCTTAATAACTCCCGCCCCGCTTGGGGCTGATCGGTTGACCAATCAACTCTTCAAGTTGCAAGTGACTGGCTGGTAAATAAAAAAAGTGTAGCTACTACCTATTATAGGCTAACTGGCAGCCTGTACAAGGCTGGTCGATGTAATATCAGGGATAGTCACAGTAACCTGTACTGGTATATAGTTGCTTAGTTCAGTATTACTGTCTGATGGATCATGTTTGTTTATTCTATTCACGGCATATTCCATCACTGCTTCTTTAGAATGGAAACAGAACGCACCGATACTATCTGTCTTAGGGTGATAACATACCCAAGTTGTCTTATTCTTCATATCTATATCCTTTTGTATTGATTGAACATGTATACAGCTTAGCAGACTATTACAATAAAAACATGATCTAGATCAAGTACTTGATTATCTGATCGATTGACTGATCAAGCGGTCAAAAAGCTGACCTATTACAATGAGCTATATATAAGGTGTAGCATACCATATCCCGTACTGTCTGTCAGTGTAATACCAGCGATGGCACTGTAATTGAATAGTAAGGGTAAACCCCTATATAGATAGTTATTGCATGACCGGGTGCAGCCAGCACCTAATTAGGCACAAACTTTGCACTTGCAATAATGATGCCAAATATCACACCAACTGGTAGCTGGCATAGCCCTTGCATGGTAGTGACTACTAACTTGAGAATCTAAATCGAAAGCATTCTTATTCAGCCAAAGTCAAGACCCCCCAAGACCAAAGATGAGAACTGGCCAATCGCGATAGGAGCATAAGCTAAACGCAGATACTAAATTTTTCACATTTTTATGACTTTGTCATGGCGCTTCACGCCTCAGAGAGAGAGAGAGAGAGAGTTGGTTTAAAATTGCAATCCCACCCTCGGCCCAGAAAATTAATTTTAATTCTTCAACAGCGAAGCTCCCTAGAGGGTCGCTGAAAGTAGATAATCTGGGCCTTCGTCCGCTCCCACTGATCATTAGGATAAGAAGTAAAGTAGGGAAATTCAGGGATTTAGAAAATATATTGAAAATAAATTGAACTAAATACAAAAAAACTTGTCTAATTTGGTAATTATTTACTTTACTTAGCGATTAAGTGAAACTTAGAGCTTTAGTAAACGGAACGAAGAGACAAGTAAAGAGTCTCTTGAACCATTTCAAGAGCGACAAGAATAATGTTTGTAAAGTTAACTTAGTTAAGTTTACTATTATTCGACTTTACAATTGCTTCTTAGCTTTAAGGCACGAAGCCCTAAAAGCGTAGTGACTGAAAGAAAAGAAGAAAGAAAAGTCTCAGGAAGTTTATAAACTTCCTTCGACCAAAAGAAAGATAGGAATATAGATCTTGCCTAAACAGAGAGTAAATAAGAACTCCCTAGAGGAGTTTGATATTAAAAGTATCTCTCCTAAAAGAGAGAGTACTATTATGGCAGGTGAAGCTCTGTCTCTTGAGGACAGAGTAACAGCTTGTATGACTTACTTCCTGACAGGGTCTTACACTAAGACAGCTAAGGCTGTCGGAGCTAGCTACGCTACTATTCTTAAATGGAAGGATATGGAATGGTGGATGCCTACTCTTCTTATCTGTAAGAAGAAGAAGCAAGAAGAGCTGGATATAGTCCTGACAACTTGTATACATTCTGCCATTGGACAGTTATCTGACAGAATCTCTGAAGGTGATTCTAAGTTAAATAGAGATGGCGACCTGATTAAGATACCTATGACAGGTAAGGACTTAGCTTCTAGTATGGCCCTCCTCTTTGATAGGAGAGCCCTGATTAGAGGTGAACCTACCTCTAGAACTGAGACTAGTGGAGAACAAGGTAGACTTGACAATCTCCAGAAGCAGTTTGAAGAGATGAGCAAGGCGTTCAACGCAAAGACAATAGAAGGAACAGCAGAAGTAGTTGAAGTAGAATAATTGCCTCTCGAGCAGAACTGGCCCTGCACCTGTTTTGTAATCAGGAGATACTCAGTTCAAGTCTGAGTAGAGGCTCCAAAACAATTTCTCATCCTCTGGGAGGAACAGAGTCTCCAAAACTCAGTAGCGGGGTTCGATACCCTGATGGGATGCCAAATAATTTATCGCTCTTTAGTGTAATTGATAAGCATAGGGGACTTTGACTCCCCTAGTCTAGGTTTGAGTCCTAGAAGAGCTGCCAAATAGACTCTCCACGAGAGTTATTTAACCTCGGAAATATAATATGCCTAAATTATTAGATAGATGCGTAAAACAACTTATAGCTAATGGCAAGAGTAGATCTGCTGCAACTGCCATATGTACTAAAAGTCTACAAAAGTCTGGTAATTTGAAAGGAGGCAAGGCCACGGCTAAAGGCAAGAAGAGAGGTAATATGACTCCTGCCGCTAGAGCTAAGGATAGAGCAGCTAAGAAGCGCGGAGGCAAAGCCTCTAGTTATAAATACAATAAAAAGAATAATACTGCCGTAAAAGGCAAAGTTTCTAAAAGAGTAAAAAAACGTGCCTAAAGCCAGAAACTATAAGAAAGAGTATGCCAACTTCCACGGTAAGCCTGCCGAGCGTAAGAAACGCTCTAAGCGCGTGATGGCTCGGCGTAAACTTGAAAAAGAAGGTAAGGTTTCTAAAGGCGATGGCCGGGATGTTGACCATAAGAAAACCCTTAAATCTGGAGGAAGTAATGCCAGAAGTAATCTAAGAGTTAGGTCTGTAAAAAGTAATCGTTCTGCTAATGGGCATAAGCCCGGTGAGAAACAAAAGAAATCTACTATAAGGAAAAAGAAAAAATGAAAGGTTCCGGTCGAGATAGCGTCCCTGTGGGCGCGAAAGGTTCTAAAAGAACCAATCCCAAAACTAAAGCAAAGAAGAAAGTTCCTGTAGGAGCAAAAGGTACTAAACGTACCTATGGCAAAGCTACAGAGCGTAAACGAGTACCTGCTAAAAAAGGTGGTCGAGGCCGCTAGCCCATGAAGTGGGCTCCCTCAAACCATGCTAAACACGGATACCATTTACGGTTTTGTAACAACAATCCTACAGAGTCGTTTTGATTCTCCAAAACCAATCCCTGATTTCCATAAGGAACTGTGGGAACTCTGTACAAGCGAAGAAAAGCAAGTAGCAATAGCGGCACCAAGGGCGCACGCTAAAAGTACTTCAATCACACATTCCTATGTATTAGCTAAAATGCTCTTCAGAGAGAGTTCCTACTGTTTAATAGTATCTGATACTGAAGGACAAGCTATTCAATTCCTTGGTGATATTAAGAAGGAATTAGTAGAGAATGACCTACTTCGTGAAACTTTCGGAATTACCCTCACTAGGGGTAAACTGACTAAAGATACTGAATCTGTAGCTATTTGTACATTTGAAGATGGACAGCAATTCAGAATTGAAGCTAAAGGTTCCGAACAGAAGGTACGCGGCCTTAAGTGGAGAAGTCTACGTCCTGACCTAATTATAGGGGATGACCTTGAGAATGATGAGGTTGTACTCAACGAAGAAAGACGCTTTAAGTTCCGCCAGTGGTTCTTTAATGCTCTCATACCTTGTGGTTCTGATGAATGTCTCATACGTATTGTAGGTACAATCCTACATATGGATTCCATGCTAGAGCGTCTTATGCCAGCATGGGGAGATAAGGATACACAGACAGATGGACTTAAGTTCTGGACAACACAGAAAAGATCTTGGAAGTCTGTTAGATACCAAGCACATAACTCTGATTTCTCACAAATGCTTTGGCCTGAGAAGTTCTCAAAAGATAGACTTGAGAGAATTAGAGCTACTTATGTAGAACAAGGTTTCCCTGAAGGCTATTCACAGGAATACCTGAATTATCCAATTGATGAAGAGAATGCCTTCTTTCGCAAAGAAGACTTCCCACCGATACAAGATACTGAAGAAAACGTAGAATATTACGTAGGAGGTGATCTAGCTATCTCGGAGAAGGACAGAAGAGCCTACTCTGTATTTGTAGTTGCAGCCCTTGGTTCAAGTGGCAAACTTAAAGTAGTGGAAGTAGTTAGACAGAGAATGGACTCTCTAGAGATAATTGAAGAAGTCTTTCGCTTACATGCGAAATTCCATCCAGTTGCCTTCTTTATTGAAAAGGAAAATATTGCTCGTTCTATTGGCCCTATGTTAAACTTGACTATGCGCCAGAGGAATATATATCCTAATATCGGTGATGATACAATGATTGTACCGTCACAAGATAAGGAGAAGAGGGCTCAAGCTATTCGAGCTAGGGCTAGGGCTGGTGGAGTAGAGATAAACCATGATGCGTGGTGGTTCGACCTATTCATAACTGAATTAATACAATTTCCTAGAAGTAAGTATAAAGATCAAGTAGATGCTTTTGCTATGATTGGCTTAGGCCTAGATAAGATGTTAGATACCCCTACTCTACAAGAGTTAGCGGACGAAGAATACGAAGAAGAAATGGAAGAGGGTTTATTTGGATATGACAACCAAGACTACTTTACTGGCTACTAGATTATGAGTACTCCTGAAGAAAGACAAGCTACAATTACTTTAGAGACACTTAATCTAGCTGAAGGCTTAGATGAAGATACTTTAAAGGATGTTGGTGAGTATGTAGTTAATATCTATGAAGAGGATCTAGAATCTAGATCTGAGTGGGAAGAGCGTAATGAACGCTGGCTGAAGTTAGCTACTCAAGTGATGGAATCTAAAGACTATCCTTGGGCAGGAGCTTCTAATGTTAAGTTCCCCCTGCTGGCTACAGCAGCTCTTAATTTTCAAGCGAGAGCATATCCAGCTTTAATTCCAGACAATAGTATTGTAAAAACTCGTGTATTTGGTAAAGACCCAACTGGCGAGAAAAGAGAACGTGGTACTCGTGTAAGCAAACACATGAGTTATCAGCTCTTAGAAGAAGATCCAGATTGGCAGGAAGATATGGACAGGTTGCTCTATATTCTACCTATTATTGGACTCTGTTATAAAAAGACTTATCATAATGTAGCTTTGGGGCTTAATAAAAACCCTCTTATAGGGCCAGATGATTTGGTAATTAACTACCACGCTGAATCCTACGAGAGGGCTATTAAGACCCACCGAATGTACCTAAACTCTAACGAAGTATATGAGAATATAGCAACTGAATACTTCCTTGATGTAGGTTTAGAAGACCCAACTCCAGATGAATCGGAGCATAAGGGTATAGAGGACGACCTTATTGGTCTAACACCTCCTGTACGAGATGAGAGTGCTGCCAACGAAGGTCTAAATGACACTCCTTATGAGTTCTTAGAGCAACATACTTGGTATGATCTCGATGAAGATGGTTATAAAGAGCCTTATATCATTACTGTAGAGAAAGACTCTAAGAAAGTAGTGCGTATATCTGCTAGATATGACCTAAAAGGCATAATTAAGGCAGCAGATGGCTCTATTGCCAAGATTATTCCTACAGAGTACTTTACACAGTATGGTTTCTTACCTAATCCAGAGTCTAAAATTTATTATCAAGGTTTTGGTGCTTTATTAGGCCCAATTAACGCTGCCTCTAATACAATCCTTAACTTATTGATCGATGCTGGGCATATAAGTACCTTACAGAGTGGTTTCTTAGGTAAAGGTATTCGTTTAAAGGGTGGTAAGCTTAGATTTAAGCCCGGTGAGTGGAAAACTATTAATTCTACTGGAGATGATATACGTAAGAATGTATTTGCTCTCCCAGTACGTGAACCTTCCAATGTTCTATTTAATTTGCTAGGGATGTTGATCGAGTCAGGGGAACGCCTGTCCAGTGTTAAGGATATAATGGCTGGGGAAAATCCCGGTCAGAATCAACCTTATGCAACTACTGTAGCTGTATTAGAACAAGGTATGAAGGTATTTGTAGGTATATATAAACGTATATATCGTGCTCTACATGCTGAATTTAAGAAGCAGTACCGCCTTAATTCTATTTACTTTAATGAAGAAAAGTATATTGCTTTCTTAGATGAAGACGAAGCTACTCCTATTGGCCCAGAAGATTATAATATAGAGGATCTAAATATAGCACCTGCTGCTGATCCTAGCATTGTATCTGAGTCTCATAGGATGATGAAGGCTGAAAGTCTTCTACAGAAGAAGATGGCAGGTCTTCCAATCAATACTGCTGAGGTGACTCGTAGAGTACTTGAAGTGGAAGGACATGAAGATATAGAACGTCTACTAGAGCCAGATCCACAACAAGCACCAGATCCAGAACTAGAACTAAAAGCTACTGAGCTTGAAATGAAGGACGAACAGTTCCAAGTAGAAATGCAATTGAAAGCTATGAATTCACAGTTTGAGGCATTTAAAGATTATGCACAAGCTATGAGTAGTATGGCTAAAGCGGCTGCTACTGAGTCCAATATGCAGTCTGAAGAGTTTGTTAAACTTGCACAGACAGCTAATCAAGAGTATCAGTCTATTACTGCTCGAATGAAAGTTATGCAAGATGGCATGATGAAAGACTTCGAGGATGATGATAAGGCTGCTGATAAAGAAGAAGAAGCGGCTAAGAACGCAATGTCCCAAGAGGGTTAAATGTCACAAAACTTAGAAGAACTTTTTGACTCTAATTCAATTAGAGCCAGAGCAGAAGCAATCTTAATAGAGATTACACCAGAAGAAAGACAGAATTGGTTACAGCATCCAATTACCAAATCACTCTTACTTACACTAAAAGGTGATTATTTAGATCACCACTCAGCGTGGGAAGGTGGGGCTTTTACCTCTGAAGGTTCAGATGGTACAGCTCAGCAAAATGCCAAGGCTCTTGGCTCCTTAGAAGCAATACGACTATTAGCAAACTATATAGAGGATATAAACTCTTATGATCAAAGTGAAGGGATATAGAATCCTAGTTAAACCTGATGAAATAGAAAAAGTAACGGAGTCAGGAATTATAATTTCTCAGAATGAAGTTATAGAAGAATCAGGTATCCAGCAAGGATACTTAATAGCGGTAGGAGAACAGGCTTGGAAAGCTTTTCGACAACTGGATGAGAACGGTAAAGAAGTAGAAGGTAAATCTTGGGCAAAACCCGGTGATTATGTTTTATGGGCACGACATGCTGGAAGGAAGGTATTTGATCCACATGAGCCTGATGAAAGTAATTACTATATGGTAATGAATGATGAAGACATCATAGCAATCATTACTGAAGGTACTAACCCTGAGTTTAGTCCTAATACAATAACGGAGACATTATAATGTCAGAAGATAAAAAAGAAATACTTCCAGAAGATGCATTTGTGTTTGAGGAAGAAGTAGAAGAAGGTACTGCTACTGTAGTAGTGGAAGAAGATGAAGTATCACCAATGACTCAGAAAGCACTTACTGAGGGCTGGGTTCCTAAAGAGGACTTTAAAGGTGATGAGGATTCGTGGGTAGAAGCTAAGGAATTTGTATTCCGTGGTGAGCTTATGGATCGAATTAAAAAGCAGAGTGGAGTTATTAATAGCCTATCAGATCAGACTAAAGATCTAAAAGATGCTCTAAAGGTATTAGGTGAACATAATAAGAAGCTTGCTAATGTTGAATATAAGAAAGCTATCGCAACTCTTAAGAAGGAGAAGGTGGATGCTCTCGAAGAGCGAGATCATGGAGCGGTACTAGAGATTGATGAACAAATTGATGAACTAAAAGAAGCTCAAAAAGATGTAAAAGAGCAGAAGGACGAAGTATCTGAAGAAGTAGCGGAAGCTCCTCCACAAGTAATAGCGTGGTTAGAGAGTCCTAAGAATAGCTGGTTTAATACTGATATTATTATGCGTGGTGCTGCTGATGCACTAGCTGGTAAGTACATTCAGGAAAATCCCGGCGACTTCGATGGAATGCTTAATTATATGGAAAAAGAAATTAGAAAGGAATTTCCTGCTAAATTCGGTATAGAAAAACCAGCAAGTAACGCTGTCGGTAGTTCGGATGGTAGGGGAAAGGGGCGAGTAGCCTCAAAAGAACGGGGTAAGAAACATAGCCCTCGTGACTTAGATGAAGAGCAATATGCTGTTGGAAAGACCTTTGTTAATCAAGGTGTCTATAAGAACATGCAAGAATGGGTTGATGAACTCGCTAAGACAGATCAACTTTAAACTCGATAGAGAAAGGAAAAAATATAATGGCTAAAGTAGAACGTACTTCTAGAGGACAACGTACAGAGCGTCCAAATGCAAATGCGGATTCTCGCGCAGAACGACCAAGTGAACGAGTACCAGTAAACGGTATGCGGGATAAACTTACCGTACACGGTAAAGACCCTAGCTTCCATTACTATTGGTGCAAAGATAACAATGAAGAAGGACAAGAAATTTTTAACTTTTTACGTGCTGGTTATGTATTTGTACGAGCAGATGAAGTAAAGATTGGACAAGATGCTGTCTATAAGACAGAGAGTGTTGGTTCAATTATACGGCAACCTGCTGGATTTGGTGAATGGCTCTATCTTATGAAGCAACCTATGGACTTCTATTTAGAAGATCAGAAGGCCGAACAAGATCGAATCTTATCTAGAGAAAATGCAATGATCAAGAAACGTAGTCCAGAAGAAATACGTGAAGATGAGCAATACAATTCGAGTACTTTATCTAGCGATTTACGCTAGAATTTTAACTACAACTTTTGTGCCCATTAGATCGTTTAAATTAATCGGTTACTTTGTAACCTTAAAAAAACAAGCTGCTTATGCAGCGACATAATTAACTTAAATTTAGGAGAAAATAATTATGGCTAATGTTGATCGTCCTATTGGCGCACGAGTTGTAGGAACCCTTAGTGGTTCTCCTTGGGAAGCTTCCTTAGAAGCCTTTACACTTGATGGCGGCCATGCGGCAATTGGAGTTGGTGATCTAGTACAGATGACATCTGATGGTTATTTGGATGTATATGCTGCTGGGGAAACTGGCTTTATTGGAGTTTGTGTAGGTATTTTACCTGTGAGTTTGGGAGTAGTTAATGGCAAGAAGAATAACTTCATGTCTAGTACTGAACCTACCTTGACTGGCTCTGGTGTTAATACCAGTATAGCTAATGCTACAGATACTATTTTGGTATGTACTGCACCTGATGCTATTATAGAAATGCAGGAAGATGGAGTTGGTACACCGCTGACTCTAGTTATGGTGGGTAGTAATGTTGATATTATCAATGTTGCTGGAGTACATGGTACTACTGGTAAGTCTCAGATGGAAATTGATTCTAGTACTAGTGCTGCTACTAATACTTTCCCGCTGCGGTTGCTTGGTCTTGTACAAGATCCAGACAACGAGCTGGCTTCTGTAGATGCTACTAAACCGTGGGCACGCTGGTTATGCACACCTGCTAACCATTTCTATAGCGGCTTGAATGTCGGTCTATAATTCTTAAAGGAGAATAAAACAAAATGGGTATTATTACTACTGGCAGTTTTGCCAAATTGCTGTACCCCGGTCTGAATAAGATCTATGGAACAGCTTATAACGAATGGCCTACTCAGTATACCGACTTGTTCGATACGTATACCGATAGTCGTGCGTACCTTGAAGATATGGCAGTGACAGGATTGGGACAGGCTCAGCTTAAAACTGAAGGCTCCCCAGTCAAATACGATGATATGTCTCAGTCTTTCTACACGCGCTATACGCACGCTGTATGGGCTCTGGGTTTCATTATCACTCGTGAAATGTACGAAGATGATCAGTATGGCCACATGGGTTCCAAGAAATCTAATGCATTAGCTTTTTCTATGCGTCAGACTAAGGAAGTCAATATGGCTAATATTTACAATCGAGCTTTTAATAGTTCTTACACTGGCGGTGATGGTGTGGAACTTGCGAGTTCGGCACATGTAAATTACACTGGTGGTAATTGGTCTAATATCTCCTCGACTGCGGCAGCTTTATCTGAAGCGGCTCTGGAACAGGCAGTTATTGACATTTCCAAGTGGACGGATGATCGTGGTTTACAGATTCAGGTTCTTGCTAAAACTCTGGTGATCCCAACAGATCTTCAGTTTGAAGCAGAGCGTATCTTGTATACTACTAGTCGTGTAGGTACTAATGATAATGATATAAATGCTCTGAAGGTTATGAGTAAGATTCCGGGTGGATATAAAACTAATCAATACTTGACTAGTTCTACTCGTTGGTTCTTACGCACTAACTGTCCAGATAGCATGAAGTATATCAGTCGGCGTAAAGTTGAATTTACCATTGATAATGAGTTCGACACCGAGAATGCTAAGTTTAAATCTACTGAGCGTTATTCTGGTGGTTGGTCTGATGCTCGTGGTATCTACGCATCTAACGCTGCTTAACATAACTTGAGTAGGGAGAATATCCCTACTCTTTTTTAGGAGAATATCCAAATGGCTAATAAAAATTCTACAACTCAGGCTAACATTCGTTCTGGCCCGAAGTCCACTGCTGGCGCAAGTGGGCATACTGGTAGCGTGGTTCTTGCTCTACCTATTTCCTTTGACCCCGCTGCTGCTGCTGCTGATACTGGAATTAATCTTCCAGCCAGTTGTATAGTAGTTGGTTTTGCACATGATGGTGGAGGTACTGGAGGTACTAATCCTACTTTAATCGTAGGTACTTCTGCTGATACTAATGGATACATTACCGCTGCTGCGGCTGATGCTGCTGGTTTGGCAGGTATTGATGGAGCTTTAGCTAATACTGCAACAACTGCCGCTACTGCTATTTATGCAGGGGTAGGAACTAGTGCTGCTACTGGTGGTACTGTTACTGGTAATATACTTTATAAGTTCGTAGATTCTGCTTCTGGACTTAATGAGTAAGTAACTTATGGGCAAAACTAGAAATCCCGGCTGGAAGAGTGGACAACATTGGGTACATTGTGATGTATGTGGATTCATATACAGACAAACCAAAATGCGTCTTCGCTGGGATAATCTAGTTGTTTGTCCAAAAGATTTTGAAAGGCGACAACCCCAAGACTTTGTAAAAGGAAGAAAAGAGGATGTTGCTGCTAAGGGTTTAGTAAGAACTGAACCTGAAGACACGTTCATTTAGGTGTGAAGCACCGAACGAACTACTTTATATAAACTAATAGGTTGTCGTAGAAGGAACTACCGATTAACTTTTAATCTAACCTTAGTGCTAAAGGCACAGACTAGGAAAATAATAATGGTAATGCAAACACAAACTCTCTTAGAGAGTACTACAGAAACTATTACAGATCGTAATGGTAATACTAAACCTGCTACTGAGAAACAAAAAATCACAGACGGCGGGGCGCATGTCGCAGTAAAGTCTCAGTCATTCCCGTCAGACACATATGTACAGATTGACGGGACAGCGCAAACATCGGTAACGGCAGACATATACCTTTCTGGCAATGTGTCTACGTTTGATTACCATGTAATAGAAGCCATTACTGCTGCTGCAAAAGTGGAAATTACTCGTGATGGCAGCACATGGATACAGATTGCGCTAGAAATTGAGGATGATGTTACTGCTGGGCAGCCGAAATCATTAACTATTGCTGCTGGTGAGTCTGGAATTTATCGGGGCAAGTGCCTTAATCTGCGCGTACGCCCTAATGCGGCGACTAGCACTAACGCTCGTATCGCACACGGTAATATCTGATGACTGTTAATACTTCACTCCAACCTATCGTTGTAAATACGCCATTTGCTAAAATTCCTGCTGATGACCCGCGCGTAGTTGTGCGAGCTGACTTGCAAAGTTTGTCAGGGTTAGACGGCGGTGTTTTGACCGATGCAAACTCAGTCGCAACATTTAACGGCAATGGTATATCTAACGGGACTGAGGCGTATGTCAGATGGACGCCTACTGCTGCCGAAGTTGCCGCACTAGCTAAATCATCATTAATCCATCTTGAGATTGAGTCTGACTTCTTAACATCTGATTTTACTGGCGCAGACAGATTATTAAATCTTGCAAATGGTAATCGAAAAATTTACATGACAGCAAACCAGAGTTTTGTTGTTCAGTGGGATACAACTACTACTTCTTTTTTAACTAAAGGCATCAACACCGATAGACCGTGGAAGTCACATACAGATTTAGATTTTGTCATTCAGGGCAATAACGTCAAAACATATATTGATGGGTTGCTCATGTTTGATGAAACAAACGATGCTGCTCAAGACTTTACAACTATTACATTATTTGCAGCCCAAAATGGCACGCAGAAGTGGGGAGAAGAGTCTAACGGTGCATGCAAACAGAGGGTAAAAAACCTTTACATTGTTTCTGGCGTAATCCCTGAGGTTTATCACAAGAATCTATCCAGTCTACATATATACGGTGATTCAATTATACGCCAAGGAAACTTAGTTGCTGGGTGGCCTGATGCAAACGGTACTGCTGGTTCTGGTTGGGCAGATGAAGGCATGACTGCTGCTATACAAAAAGCGTGTAGAAAGGTTGGGCTTAGAGTTGTCGTGCAAAATAAAGGAATTGGTGGTGACACGCTTGCGGATGTGCAAGCAAGAATAGATGTTACCCCGCATCTTGCTGGTGCTCCTGTAGTTATTAAGCTAGGTGTAAATAATTTGCGCCCACTCGGAGTGTTAGACCCAATTCAATCCATATTTAAAACTGACTACCAAACACTGATTGACGATATAACCGCGCTAGGTGCAGACCACATCTTTGTATGCACTATCGCCTCAACAGCAGAAGACTCGACAGCGCCGGAAAGCCTAACGCGCGGCGCAGTTGATGAGGTCAATCAAGTTGTAACAGATATGGAAAATGAAAATGCAAATGTTACCAAGATTGATGTGGGCGGCTTTTTGGGTGGAGCAAACTTCGACGCAGCTAATTACGCCGCCGCTAATTTGCATTTCAACAGAACTGGCTCACGCAAGGTTGGTGAATTTATCGGCGCTAATGTGTTGAGTTATTATAATATATGAAGTATCTACTCCTACTGCTCCCGTTATCTCTACAGGCAACGCCATACTATGCTGACTTTGCCCCTGCTGAGACACAACGGACACTGTATGCCAACTTCGGCGAATGTACACCAAAGACTTGTGTGGTTGAGTACATCCTTAAGCACAAGGGTAGTGTAACGCCAATGACGCCTATCCGGTTCGGGCAGTCGAAACTGGTAAGGGCAGATAGTATGTGCAATGGGGTATCGACGAACCGGTACAGTTTTGATATTAAAGTGCCGCGAGGGTTGTATGCACTACAGATACGCTCGTGTAATAAAATAGGATGCAGTGATGCGGTTGCTGTTAATTTAAGCGATAACACCTGTGATAAGCAGGGTATTTATTTCGTAGGTGAATGAGGATCTAAAGATGTCCCCAGTAGAAAAGAGTATATAAATAATGGCAACTTCAGGTAGCGTAAATTATACAACCAATAGAGATGAGATCATTAAAGATGCTTATCTTTTAATTGGTGAATTGGATGAAGATAGTGATCCTTCTTCTTCTCAATTAGCTGGTGCTAGTAGAGTCCTTAATAAGATGACTAAAGCATGGCAGGCTTATGGTCTACAGTTATGGAAAATAAAACAAGCTTCCATTACTCCTGTAGCTAGTACTTACCAGTACACAATAGGAACTAGTGGTGCAGTTTCTATGAATCGTCCTCTTCGTATTATAGAGGCTTACCGTAGAGAAACTAGTACAGTTGTAGATGTATCCCTAACTAAAATGACTAGGGAAGAGTATTTTGATTTATCTGATAAGGATACTACTGGTACACCTGTAAACTATTATTATGATCCTAAACTAATTAATGGTGTTTTACATGTATGGCCTGCTCCTGACAGTACCTTTGCTTCTAACTATACAATAGAAATATTATACCAAGACCCACTTGAAGATTTCGATGCTTCTGCTGACGAAGCTGACTTTCCTCAAGAATGGTTAGAAGCAGTAACTTATGGATTAGCTATAAGACTTGCTCCCGGAACAGGTATTGGTATTATGGAAAGACGAGAGCTTAAAAAGGAAGCAAACGAAGCTTTAGCTCTAGCCTTATCTTTTGATGTAGAAGACGGATCTGTTTTCTTTCAGCCAGATGCTAGAGATTCTTGGAGTTAATATAGAATGGCAGAATCCATAAAAATCCCTGTAATGCCTTCTCTTAATATTGAGGAGTTCTCTGGAGCTTCAATTGTTACAGCATCTACTCTATCTACTAATATTGTCTATGATAATTATCCTGCCGGTATAGTATATGCTACTCAACGTCCTTCAGTAAATACTATCGAAGATGCGTCAGAACAAGGTGTAGGTGAGAAGGGTAGAGGTATACACTATTGGGCAGCCCAAGATAAATTATATATTGTAAATGATAATAAAGTATATATAGATTCTTACTCTGGTGGTACAAGTCTAACTATAACTACTGGTACTAATAAATGCTACTTTACTGAAGTGGGTATTTATTTAATGCTTATTGATCCAGAGAATAATCAAGGCTGGGTAATTGCAGCAGAAGATGTTATATTAGAAATGACTGGTGCAAGCAACTGGGCAGCGGTAGCAGGTAATCCTGCTTATGATTTTACTTATTTCCCTACAAACCTTTCCTATTCTCTAGCAGAGGGAACTACAACTCTAGATGGTACAGGCTATGTATTGTCAACAAATGGTGAAATAGCTGGCTCTGATATTGAGACTCCTTTACAATGGGATGTTGCTAATGTAATTACCTCTGAGAAAGAGCCTGATATAGGTGTCTTCATAGGTAAGGTACATGATAACATTGTAATATTAAACACTAAGACTATTGAGTATTTCTGGGATGCTGGAAATACTACAGGAAGTCCACTAAGTCCTAGAGATGATATGAGCTTTAATATAGGTTGCTCCGATGGTAAATCTGTATGGATAGAAAGTGATATTGTCTACTTTACAGGACTTAGTAATTCTGGTGAGATAGGTACTTATAAGATAAGCAACTTTACACCAGCTAAAATATCTAAGCCTCCCACAGACAGTTATCTAACTACTGCTAAAGTAATAGATAATATTAGTATTTTAGGTTCTGGTTTCTCTAGCGGAGGACGTACTTACTTTATATGTACTTTATATGAAAGTGGTACTACCATTACACCTAGAGATACCCTAGTATATAATCTACGTAGCGATACATGGACTTTGTGGGAGCATAGCTACTCAGAGATTGATCAGTTCCCTCTAGTAGCGTTTACTGTATCTACTTCTACAAGTAGCAGTGTTAGTGGTAAAGGTATTCTAAGTAATGGAGATTACATATCTATTCTAGATGACTTTAATCCACAAGATGCTACCAATGCTCTAGTTTATGTAGAAGGCTTATTAACTGCTACAGGTACGGCTGATATATCTTTTAATAATGCGACTAGCGTTATAACATCTACTACTACTGACTTAAGTAGCTTTAGTAATGGAGATCAGTTCGATGTAACTAATGCTACTGATGCAGGAAATAATACTTCCTACATAGTATCCGGTACACCTACTACTACCTCTATTACTACGGGAACTGCACCAGCCACTACTAGAACTAACGATGCAAATGCTGTAACTCTTACTAGAGATGCATATGTAGTAAGTGGTTACGTATCTTCTACTGGTGCTTCTGGTACTGTTATCCCCTTTACTATACGAGTAGGACACTTAGATTTTGGTACTAGGTTAAAAAAGAGAGGACACAAACTTAGGTATGTTGGAGATAAGACTAAACTTGAACAGACCTTAACTATTACATGGTCTAAAGAAGATCATGGTAGCTTTAACACTGGACGGACTTTAAACTTAAATAACCCTAATAGTCTTATTACTAGAATTGGATCTTTCTCTTCTATTACGTTTGAAATAAATGGTGCTTTTACAGAACAGATACGTATGGAAGGATTAGAGTTTGAAATGAGTAAGAATAATAAATAACTAGAAGGAACAAAGTTCTATGGCTACTAAATTATCTCCACCACCTTCTATTATAGACTTAGTTACAAATAATAAAACTGCTGATTCTATTTGGAAGAAGTGGTTTTCTCTATTACGTGACTATATTTTAGCAAAGAGATATGCTAATATCTATGCTTCAGAGAATTCTACTGAAACAGCTATAGCTGCCTCTAACACATGGTATCAGATTACAGTATTTGATACAAATGGGCCTGATAATATACTAGTAGCAGATTATACAAATGCTCATATAGTTATAAAAAAGACTGGTGTATATTTAGTAGCTGCTTCTATTTCCTTAGATGGTACTAGTGGAGGGGGCAGATCTTATGAAGTAACTGTATTTACAAATAACGGTGCTACTGAATTAGCAAATGTTCACGGCTCTACTAGATTGTCTGGAGCAAGTAAAGAACAAATGTCTATTACTATAATTGGTATTGCCCTTCTAAATGATGGTGATACTCTAGAGACATGGATAAAGAATTTAACTGGAACTGAAAACGCATTAGTTGAAGACATTTCTTTAACTGCTATTGATATAGGTATATAAATATTATGAGTAACATAAGACAAAGAGCAATTAAAGGTAGTGACGTAACGCAAGCAGAACTTGATGCTAACTTTAAGCGGAGAGTTACTGCTAAAATTGTTAGTTATACTATAGATAAGAATGATAATGAAGACACTATTGAATTTAAAGGTACTGATTTAATAGCTACCCTACCAGCAGTATCTTCAATTACTTCTACTTCTACCGGTTCTGAGACTGGAGAGTTTATAGTAACTCTGCATAATCTTGACTCTACTGCTTTGACATATACCCCTGCTGGGGCAGATACAATTGCAGGAGTCAATGCATCAAAATTACTTGGTCAGTATAAAAGTGTTACTCTACAGACTAATGATGCTCAGGATGGATGGAATATCCTAGGCTCAGCAGAAGTAGCTGGAGTTCAGGTATTAGATTCAGACAACACGGCAACAACATGGGCAAATACATCAGCAACACAAACTATTTACACATATTCCATACCTGCGAATACTGGCGCTGCTGATGGAATGTTTAGGCTTACCCTTTTAGGAGAATACTTTAATAGTGTGGGCACAAATTTATTCATTGTTAGTGTTAAGCTTGGAGCTACATCAATAGTAAATAGTGTCGTGAGCATGACAAACAGTGGAACCACAAGAACAATTAAGCTTGTTGTTACTATTCCTGTTGTTTCATCGTCTGTTCAGTATGGTCAAGCGTTCCTTGATATTGCAGATCCAGCATCAACTGCCCAATGGGTAGCGGACACCGTGAGCGGGGCTTCTTATTCTGCTCGTAATACACTAGCAGAGGATTTAAGTACGGCTCTAACTCTGTTGGTCACAATTAAACACCCAGCAGCAGACGCAAACATATCGTTTATAAAGCGTTCAGCAACATTAGAGTATTTACCGTAAGGAGTAAAGTAATATGGGTAGTTTTTCTTTAAGTAGTTTAACTGATATTGCTACTAACCCATCTACTCTACTAGGGGTAGGAGGGGCTATTGCTGGCAATATGATAGCTCCGGGTATTGGAGGAGCTGTTGTTGGGGGTCTTTTAGGATCTTCAATAGGTGGTGGTATCTCTGGAGCTAATGCTGCTGAAGAAGCAGCAGCACTTAATAGGCAAGGAACACAAGCTGGTATAGACGAAAGTGCTCGCCAGTTTGATATTACACAAGAGCAGTATAAGCCTTATAGAGAAGCTGGTGCTCGTGGGCTGAGTAAATATGAATCTCTTATGAATAAGGGATATGAAGGAAATCCACCTGAGTCTTTCTCTTATACAGGAGAAGATTTTGCTAAAGGGCAAGATCCGGGCTATCAGTTTAGAGCAGATACTCAAACTACTGCCCTAGATAGAATGATGGCTAAGCGAGGACAAAGAGGTGGAGGAGCTCGTTATAGAGGTCTCATGGAACTGTCTGGTAAATTAGCTTCTCAGGAATTTGGGGCTGCTCGTGGAAGAGCTTTTCAAGACTACTCTACTAGAGTTTCTAGAGAACAAGAACAGTATCAACGTAATTATTTAACTCCTCTATCTAACTATGCTTCTTTAGCAGGTATCGGGGGTTCCGCTACACAACAGCTAGGAGGACTACGATCTAACTACGCTACTAATGTATCTAATGCCTATGGACAAATGGGGGCTACTGATGCTGCTGGAGTACTTGGACAACAATCTGCTATGCAAGGTATGTTTAATAACTTTGCAGGTATAGCTGGTATGGCATACAGTGGAGGTATGTTTGGTGGTGCTCCTGCTGCTGGAGCCACTAATGTTTATGGGGGTGGAGGTATGCCTAATGTGGGAAGTAATTATCAAAATAATCCTTTAACTTCACCTATGAGATTTGGTTCAGGGGTATATCAATGAGTATATTAGATCAAATAGCTAATCCAAAACAATCTAATGTAGTAGGTTCTTTTCAAAAAGGAATGGCTTTCGGAGAAGATGTTAAATCTAAACGTCTATCTCAGGAAGAGTCACGCCTACGTATTGCTGAATCTAGGTCTAAAGCAGAAGAAAGATCTCTAAATAAGAAATTGCGTGCACTTACTCGTACTGCTAAAGAGCAGGCACAAGAAAGAGTAATTGAAAATACAGACCTCATGGACGAACAAACTACTGCACAACTAGAACAAGAGAAGTCTAAGGCTGAAGAAGGACGCTACGTGTCTGATGTTAATACAGTTGCCATGAAGTTAGGTGGTGTTAATGCTAACTTAGATGAGAAAAGCCCTACATACTCACAAGATAAGAAGCGAGTAGAGCAGCAGAAAGCTGATGTAGTCAGAGACTTGTTTGAAGAGACTCCTAAACTAGCTGAGAGAATGTTCCCCGGTAAATCTAAGGAGTGGGTAGTCCAGAACTTTGGTCAGGTTATGACTGGGGCTGTTAATACAATTAAACAGATTCAAGCTATACAGCTACAACAGACTAAAAATGAAGGTGGTGTTAATGCAGCTAAAGCTGCTGCTGGTGCTGTACCTGTACAATATGGAGAAGCAACTCCTAATGAACAAGTAGCTGCTAGAAACATTATTGCTGGAGATCCTTTCTTCAGTACTTCTTTTGGAGATCTTACTGAGGCAGCAGCGTCAAATGATCTTAATGGTATTGCTCAAAGGTTTGCACAAAATAAAAAGAATTTAGCTACTGATATACAAAATAAGTGGAAAGCGTATAGCGCAGATAGGAATCCTAATAAGGGCCCTTTCCGAGCACCTACTGGTGATGATATAGAAAGACAGGCTATGTTTGATACTAAAGCCTTCTTCTTTAAACCATCTTCTACTTATGCTGGAATGGGTAAAGATGTAGTTAAGTCTATGTCTTTAACAGAAGCTTATAATTTATACCAAGAGACTTCTCCAGACATTTATGAATATTTGGATACTACGCAGCGTAAAAAATTCCGTGCCTTAGATATACAAGGCAGAGAAAACATAGTATATAGAAAGTATATAGAGCATCGTAGACAAGAGCTACTTAATGCACAAGAAGCCGCAGCAGAATCTACTAACATATTCGGACGCTAATTATGGCACAATACGGATCTTGGTCTCTTAACGAAGTACTCGGTAGAGATAAGGAAAATAGAGAAGCCAAAGAAGCTTATGATAATAAGCCTACTTACTCCGATCCTATGGCAATGTTTGAAGGTACTGATACCGACGACTTTCCTATGGAAGGATTTTGGGATGCAAAGAAAGAAGCTACCCCAGAAGAAGGAGAACCTGCTAAGGAAGTTCAGAAAGAGTATAAAGACTATGTTCCTACAGAGGAAGATAGGCTCCTGCGTAAAGAATCTGAAGAGTCTGGTATACCTTACACTATTGATGAAGAACCTCGTCCAGATAAAGAAGCTCCTTCTACAGCTAGACAGTTTGCTTTTGGCGAAGCTGAAGCTGCTATGCAGAGCGGAGAGGCTCTAACTTCTGGCCCTATTAGGTCTATGAAGAATTACTTCATTGCTAATGAACCTTACTTAGCTGCTGCTTATGGTGCTAAGAAGACTGGTAAAGATGATAGAGAAAGTGACTATTCCTTCTGGTCAGATGTAAAGGACTTCTACTTAGGCGGAGCTAAGTTTTTAGGGGCACAGGTAATAGGCCTACTTCAGACTGAAGAACAGAGTAAAGCCATGTCACGCCAAATGGTAGTTGATCTATATGGTGAACGCTGGTTAGATATGACTCCTGATGAACGTAGAGAAGAACTAGATGCAAATGCTAAGACTTCTTTAGAAAAACAATTTCCAGATGTGTATGGTACTGAATACGCACACACTGTAGCTGCTGGCGCGGGTAATATATATAAGAGCTTACAAGATCCTACTACTGCTTTAGGTACTGCTGCGCAAGCAGGCTACAAAGGAGTTATGGCTGCCTCTGGAGCTTTTGGTCTACTTGAATCTAGTACTAGACAACTCTCTAGGGAAGGTACTGTAGATCCTGTAGATACAGCAGTAGAGACTACTGTAGCGGCTCTAGCTGGCCCAATCTTTATGTATGCTGGTAGAGGTATAGGGGCAGTCGGTGGTAAGATTCTAAATACTACTAATGCTAAACTTATTGCTCGTAATGCAAATAAAATCATAGATAAGTATGAAGACTCTTTCAATAGAGGTATCGCACAAGGTACTTCTGAGATTATGTCTCGTAAGGCAGCTATGTATGCTGCTGGTGATATACAACCTTCTGTTTTGGCTACTATGTACGAACAGACAGGCAGAGTATATAAACAACCTAAAAACGCTAAAGCGGCTAAGAAACTCTTCTCTCCTGAAGAAACTAGTTCTATGTGGAGAACCTATACTGATAATATAGTAGGTGCATGGGATCATGTCGCTACGCCAGTTAGTTACCAGATTAATAAGATTAGTCCCAAGATAGGTCTAGCTCTTCGTGAACATGATGCTAAGGTACATTTTCGCACACTTACATACCAAGCTCGTATAGCTCCTTGGAAAGATCAGTTTAAAACATTAACTAAATCTGAACAAAGAGATTTAGCTAATATGTTAAATGATAACTCAGAAGAAGGCCTTAAAGATGCCTTCAAGTTTATGTGGGCCAAAGCTGAAGAAAATCCTGACAAATTCAAAACCTTTGCTATTGAATATAGCAATATTCGTAAGCTATTAAAAGAGGCTTATGATGACCACCAAGCAGTAGGATATAAATTTAAACCTATTGACTATTACTTCCCTTCTCAATTAAAGAATCCTAAGATTCTAAATGGTGTAGAAATAGGTGTTCTTGATGCTAAACTCAAAAACGCTGCTGCAAAAAAAGGCAGTCCTCTCACAGAAAAAGAAGCTAATAAAATACTACAGCGTACTATTCTAAGTACTCCTAAGAAAAGATCTAAAGGTAAAGTCTCAGGACACCTTAAGGCTCGTACTCGCTCTGGAGAAATGAGAGACTTTCTTAAGCCTCATTATATGGATCCAGCAGAAGCTCTAGATTCTTATTTCAAGAACTCTGCTTATACTATTGAACGTGGTGCCTTCTTTAGGGGCTTTGGTTATAAAGGTAAGATGGACAGAGAAGTAGAAGATATGCCACAGCGTATCAATGGGCTACTGCACTCACAACGTAGTAAGATGACTGTGACAGATAGAAATAAAATTGATTCTATGTTACATGCTAGATTTACTTCTGGTGAAAAATCTGCTAATAGAAATTTACAGCGTCTAAAGGATCTAGGTTATATCAATACTCTTACTGATGTTTTATCTGCTGTTACTCAGTTTGGTGATCAAGCTTTCGGACTATATAAGAATGGAGTCATTACCCACACTAAAGCGGTATATGACACTCTATTTAAACAGGGAGTTGTTCGAGAAGACATTGGCCTAAACGACATCATGCAAGAGATGATGAGTGATCCGGGTAAAATATCAAAGAGCCTAGATCATTTTCTAACATGGTCTCAGTTTAAAAGGATTGATAGGTTTGGTAAGAATGTAATACTGAATGGCTCTCTTAGGAAAGCTCGTGCTATGGTATCTACTCCTACTGGTCGTAGACAATTTATGGCTAAGTATGGTAAGTACTTCGAGGAAGAAACTCCTCAGCTTATGAGAGATTTGAATGGTTGGGAGAAGGGGGCTGATATGCCTGCTAATGTGAGGCTATTCCTATGGAATGAACTAGCTGACGTACAGCCAATCTCTTTGTCTGAACTACCTCCATTTTATTTAGAGCATCCTGATGCTAGGATTCTCTATGCCCTTAAGACATTTACTATTAAACAAATAGCCTTTATGCGTAAAGAGATTGTAGATCAATATAAGGCTGGTAACTCTAAACAAGCTACAGAGAACTTAGCTAGATTCTCTACTTTCTGGGTACTTTCTGGATTAGGTGTAGATAAGTATAAGTCTATGATGAGTGGCGACCCCTTTACCGTAGAAGATAGTGCTCTAGAAAGTATACTTAAACTAATACCTTTCGGCAGTCGTTATACCGCAGAAGCTATAATTAAAGATGGTGGATGGGAAACTATGCTCGCTTTCTTCTTACCTGCTGCACCTCCGGGAGGAGGAGTATATGAAGCAATAGTAAATCAGGATATTAGTAAGGCTCTAGTAGACGTACCTATTGTAGGTAAGACTCTAGACAAACGTAGAAGAAATAAAGAAAGACAAGCTAAAGCAATGAAGACTCCGGGGTATGTAGATCCTCGTAGACCAAGCATGTTTAGGACTGGTAATATTAATTTAAAAGCAGGGTATCAGGAAGACTAGTATGGCTGAAAATGAAGTAGTTGAACGTAGACATGATATGTACTTATATGAAGCGATCGGGCACTTGCGAGGGCAGATTGAAGGATTGTCAGAAGCAGGTAAAAGGACAGACAACGAGGTGCATAAATTGGGAACTCTATTTGCTGATTATATGAAAGAGACTAATAAGAAGATGCAATTTATGAGTAGATCAATAACTATATTGCTTATACTTGTAGTACTTAATTCATTAGGAGTACCTATTCAAGAGTGGACTAAATTAGCTCTTAGGATAGTGTTGTAGGCCAGTGTTAGATTTTCTATTTGGTAACTCTAAGACATCCTCTAAAGTAGTTGATAGTATTTCCACTGGTTTAGATAAGCTAGTCTATACTGACGAGGAAAAGGCGGATGCATCTAAGTTAGGGATTGAACTCTTCATTAAATACCAAGAAGCCACCCAGCCACAGAATGTGGCTAGGCGGTTAGTGGCGTTGATTGTAACTTCTGTATGGGCTTTCTGTATTGCTCTAGGACTACTTACATATCCAATTAGTCTGGAGTATTCTCAGTACATCCTATCTGTTCTACAAACAGTAGTTACACCTTCATTCCTCGTCATTGTCTCCTTCTACTTCTGGAAGAGGCTTAAATCCTAAACGAGACTGAAACTTAGTAATTAGTATTGCTAAGTTCTCACCTTTTTTTGTTAATACTCCCAGATCACAGGGAATTGGGCCATATACAGGTGGTGGTACATACTGAGGCTCAGGACATTTCCTAACCTCTAATATTTCAATGCGATCCTCTAGAGCATTAATTTTAGCTACTAACTCGTCGATCCATTTATCATCTATGTCGTGATTGTATGACATGCTCTAAACTCCATGTGGCCAACTATTATACCGCATCATTGCAGCTAAAGTTAAAGCTCTCTTACCTACTTGATGAGACCACTTAGAATCTAACATCTCTTCAGATGCAAGTTTAAAGTTACCTGCTTCTAGGGCAGCTATCATACGCTTAAATCCTGCAAAGCGATAGGCTCCTAGATTAAATACCATATTAACTATTACTGCTTGTCTGACTTCAGTTAGTTCATTATACCACTTAAACTCTCTAGCTTGTTTGTAGGCATTAGTAAATGTACGGTCAAATAGATCGTCAATGATATAGTCAGGTAGTCCTAGGTCTGTAAGGTTGTAACCAATTCCAATTGTAGTCTTACCTTCTGTATCCTCATAGGGGAAGTTCCGTCTCCCCTCCTGTAGTATCAATAGTGCTCTAGCTCTCTTACTCATAAGTAAGTACCTTTAAAAATAAATTATATTTAATAGCTAAATCGATCATGTGTTTTGTTCCTTTAGATTTACCATCCCAAAAAGCTAACAGTCCCTCTGCCTGCTTAGCCATTTGCTCATTTCTTATATACCCTGCTGGTTTGCCATATTTATCCCAATTAGCAGGAAATTCTTTAATTGGTACATCACATTCATTAGCCCATTCTTCTCCAAGATTATCAGCTCCCTTAGCTTTCCTGCTAATAACCTCAGTAATAGGGGTGGGCCAGCTCTCAGCAACATTAACTAATGTATTATAATCATTAAAGTCTCTACCTCCAGCAATAATTACTTTCATTATACTTCACACGAGTTAGCTGTACAAGCTAATTCCTTCATTGCAGTTGTCATATCTTCTTCCTCAGTACTAAGGTTCCAGTCTATCTCTTCTGGCATCTTAGCTAATAGTTCATTGTATTCTTCTTCAGTTATTTCCTGATAGGGTGCCTGCTTATAAGAATGGTTTGAGTGTGGTAGGAAGCTAACTCCACTACACATATCAAAGTTCTCATATACCCACGCACCTACTTCCATCCATTCCTCTTCCTTAACATAGACAGTGATACTTGGCTTATGTTCACAATAATACTTAGCATACACCTTCCATAACTCCAACTGTTCTATAGCATTCCTATCATCTCGATACACACTATTCTCTGGACTCTTAATAGGAAAAGAGAATATATAGGTACTATTAGGTTTAGTTACATCATCTTCAACTGGTACACCACTCTCAAGTAAAACTTGGCTTACTGGATCCTTTTTGTCAGCACGTACAGTCCTAACGTAATAGGGGCTGTACCGAGGATGAATCCCGCTAGCACTGTTAACAAGCTGAGAAACAGTCCCACTAGGCTTAACACAAGTAATAGCAGTAGCAGGATTAATACCGAGTTTATCACTCCATTCTTTATTCGTTTCAATTGCCACCTCTTTTAATTGTCGTAACCAATCATCACAATCTAGTTCAGACAAGAAGGGATGATCCATTATACCTGTTAAACTCACGCCAAGTAGAGCTTCCTCCTCAGTATTCTTCTTCCAAGCAGAACTTAAATACCTAAAATCTGTAAGAGTTGCTTGGAGGGTTCCGAGTATTGTTGCAAGTCTGACCTTGTTCTTAAGGGACTCCAAGGTGTCGTCGGATCGCACAACGACTTCAGAAAGATTGCAGAATTGCTTTGGGCGTAAGATAATTTCAGAGCACGGATTTGTTCCGAAGTCTGCTGGTTCCCTACGGCCATTTCGTAACGCCGTTTTAATAGCTGCTTCGCGGTTAAAGATCCCCCTCTCTCCGCTTTTACTTTCATATAAAGCACTCCACTCTTTCATCCAGATACCCATATCAGGCTTTTCAGTATAGCAGACAGAGTTATTAGCTAGGGCTCTCTGCCCATTCTCTTCCCACCAATTACCACTCTTGGCTACCCGCATTCTCTCATCAGTAAGATTAGAAAGAGAAATGAGAGCAGAGCGACGGACACCTCCTACTACCACGATGTCAGCAACCTTGCACATAAGATCATGGCACTCAATGGACGTAAGTTTTCTTCCTCGTGCATTAGTAAATACCTCCACAGTAAAAGTAAATAGGTCTAGTAGTGGCTGAGGGCCACTAGCTCTACCACCAAAGGTCTTCAGAGGAGCTCCAGCAGGACGTATCTTAGAGACATCCCACTGTGGTACTTGTCCTGAGTAGAGCAGAGAGATGAGCTCACGATAGGCCCTAGCCCACCCAATTTTACTATCCGCTACCTTAATTACTGTATCTGTAGGTTCCATTTCTTCAGCGATCTCAGGTAGTTTATTAATGTACTGACGTTCCACTGAGAAGCCTACACCTGTACCACAGCAGAGGATATAGAGAGTCTCATCAAAAGCTCGTGGTGAATCTACAGCTAGATAAGAGCAATTGAAGCCAGCTACATTATCACGGTCAAGTGCCTTACCTGCTGTCATCAGAGATCTCATACTTGGCATTACTTCTAGATTTATTATGTGTGACTCAAGATCACCTCTAATATTCCCAATCCCAATAGTATTATCAAAATAATCAATATATCTGCGTACTGTTTCATTCCAACTCTCTCTCCTCTTCTCTTCTGGCAACCATCGTGCGTAGCGACTCTTGTGGATATATTCTGAATAGATGCTGACGGCATCGGAACTCTGTTCCTTATCACTCATTAAAATCAATCTCCTCTACTTCGTCTTGATCGATATGATCATAGGCATTAAATTCTTCAAGCTCGCAGAACTCCATGCCACTACAAGCATTAGTACCTATTCCCATATCTCGGTCTGGATGGTGGCACCACCCACAGTCATTATATTTACAGTACATATTTAAACCTCTACTACCTTATTAGGATCAAAGTCAAATACTTCTTCATAGTTTACGTAACCACGCTGATTGCTCACAACCCTAATCCCATACCTTTTATAATCCACACAGTGATGAGTATGTCCATGTATCCATGTCTTCACCTTACTACCTTCAAAATCAGGAAGTAATTCAGTATAGTAGCCAGTATTAAGTATATTTCCTTCTCCATAGCGGGATAAATTTATAGATTGTATTGATGGAGCGTGGTGTGTAATGATTACATCCGCTGTATCCTTTACACTGGATAAGAAGTTAATAGCTTTCTGGTACTCTAGCAATACATCATTATAGTTAAATAGAACATCACCATTCTTAATATAGTTAGAATCATTCATTCCATAGAAAGCTTGGTTTAACATATCTGCCCATAGGGTAGTACCTACAAAAACCTTATCTCTTATGCGTATCCATTCGTTCTGTAGTAAATGACAATTAGGTGCTAAGTGTTTTCTAAATTCCTGATATAGAACACTAATATCATTGTGGTAAAATTCATGGTTGCCTAAAACCAGTATTACATCATTAAAAGTAGATGCACATTCATCTAAAAACTCTATTGAATTAGTACCTATATTTATATCACCTGCAAGTACTAGAATATCACCCTTCTTCTCAGGTACTTTCATCTTACCTCCTGAAAATTCTAAATGCAAATCTGACATATATTGAATTAGCATGTTATACTCTCCTTACCATGATTTTTGTGGTAGTTATATTTATTTTCTG